AAAATGACCTGTTGCTTTTGCTGATATAAATAGGCTGTGGTTGAATACATTCGAATAATTTCCCAATGATATTTATGGGCTCTGAAATCTTCGCGAAAATAGCAGAACGCTATCCTTTTATAACTTTCTGTACCTACGCCGGGAACGAATACATCGGTGTGGTACAAAATCGCGACGATGCGGTGACTACTATCTACGATTTTGGCAATATACAAGATGCAGATCTCAAGCGCATGTTCTTAGAACTAGCCAATGTATGGTGGTGGGAAAGTAATCGTAGCATACCCATCAACATATTCCTCAAGCAAGACTGGGATCCATTCCGTCCTTATCTACGCACCTTCGTCAACAAGGATCTAGAGATCCTGCACGGACCATGTACCAGCCTTGCAGATCTAGCCCGTAAAAAAAGCAAACGTAAGTCTATAACTTTGGTAAGACGTGTCGATTGAGCTCACTGAGCAATAGCTCTTTGGCTCTGATATGCCCTACAGCGTTGAAATGACCGATATCAAAATTATTGCCATTGGCATCATAATACCAATCTCCAGGCCCGAGTTTGTAAGCCAGACTCTGATCTAACAGTGGCATAACACAAGGATCGTGGCGGGCCTGGATATCTAGATAATGATCTTGCAATTCTTGCGCAGTTTTCTCAGAGATCAGAGGCAGATAAGAAAAAATATAGTAAGGAATCTCTCGATCTCGGAGCCAAGCAGCCAACATGAGAACGTCTGCGGTGAGATCTGTCATGGCAGCACGCTCATCGAAATATCGTAGATGATGTTTGACATAAGCAGAGTTGTGAGGTTCTACAGATTCATTATGAGGCTTCACGCTTTCAAAATAGTCTTCTCTATCAAACTTCCAATCATTGATACCGTTGCGCTCGCTGGCACGTTCAGTTCTGTGTAAATGAGTGAGCTGTATGATGAATAGGGTGGAACCGTCGTGATTGAGACTGTCTCTCAGTGTTGATCGGATGATACGACGATTACAACTGCCCGGCAGTCCAGCATTTTCAGAAGGCACACCTAATTCGTCGGCGATCATTTCTAAGTACCCAGGACGATAATCGGGATCCAAGGGCAACTTGTCTCTTATGAAAGAGCAACCATTACCGTAGATCTGTTTTATCTTGTTCATCAATCAGATTCATGTGCAAAGCCACTAGTTGGGCGTATCCCACAGCATGGCTTTTCTTGAAGAAATAACTGTCGTCCTCAGGACGTGTCCAGATGTCTTTTGAGATCGCGGGCCAGCCTCCCGAAGCTAGATGTCGTTTGGCTGGACGTATCACTGCCAAGAACATGGCCATCCTGGGTATAGTATCGGGCCTGAGCTCGCATACTAGATCATAATGATTACCAATATGCACGATCCGTTCGCAGAACTCTCGCTCCATCAATCTCGTCCAAGGTGGATCTTTGGCCAACATTGCTTCATAATGCGCAGGATCTCGGATGAGTTGATATACTGACATGTTCAGCAAGTCGATTTTGAAATACCCCAACTGTTCGGCTGTTTGATATTCTATGCTGGCACAGGCATTCACTGGATCCCAGGGAATATCCGTAGGGTACACTCCGGAATTATGTTTCCTGACTTGCCCGTTGTTTTCTTGGCGTGCTGGTGTGACCGAGATCAACGATATGATCTTTTCTCTGTCGGCAAAATCAATGTCAATATCTGCGCTCATCACCAGCCTGCCTTTGCTAACATCTCTCGGGCATACTCTTGATCCGCCGGATAGTCGCGGAACTTCTTCTGCCAAAACTCTGGATCGATCCAGGGCCATACTATAGCGATCTGTTCTTGGTTGAGATCGTCTAAAAACTTCTGACCGCTTTCACAATTATACAGCACCCAGGCACTGATGCGACCTGTGGTTATGGCATAGGATATCACGTTGGAGTTGCCATATCGCAAGAAGTCATGTGCAGGATTCCCATGCTGTTCTTCCCAACGTATGCTCTGTTCTATGGCACGAGCCAGGGCATCATTCACATTCTCTCGGCGAAGATATTCTTGGAGATACTCTGTATAGATGCTATCTTTGCACCAATGGTCGATCTTTTTGTTCTTTTCTACTACCCAATCAATGAAGCGTGGTGTATTCACAGCATTGATGGCCACACAATGTCTACCAAACTTCACAAAGGCTTTGTAGTAAGGACTCTTGGCAAAGTCATCAAAGGTCTTGAGTCGGGCACTGCCCTGCGTCATTTCAAAGAAACGCAGATACGCCTGCATGCCCAATCTCACACCTGCCTCATCCTGGCTCTGATAGCGTTTCTTTTGTTCGCATACATGCACAGCGAGACTGGTCTCTCGCTGGAACGCTTTGTCGCAATACTGACAGCGATATTCAGTCTTTGCTGTCGCGGCCTCGCTCACGCAGGTACTCCTTGATCTCTTTCTTGTCTGTCACAGCGGCCAATACATCAATATCACTCATCTTCATATTGGGAAACATCTCCATGAGCTGTTTCTTGATCTCGTTGCTGCCGCCTTCTTTTTTCTTAGGAGCGATCCACTGATGTCTATGTGTGCCCATGCCAGGGCTCACTGCCGTGGCACAGAGCCATTGTAGTTTGGGATGCCGATTGATCGCGAAGAAATTCTTATTGAGATAATGGTTACAGCTCTGCACATAGTATTCCTGTATCTCTTGGCTGCCTTGCACACTGGATCCCCAACGTATCATGAGATAGTTAGAGAACTTCTTGCGTTCTTCATCTGTGAGTTCGTCATAGAACGATCGGTTCTTACGATCGAACTCTGACATTTCATTTTGTATACTGAGTTTGTCCACTACCAAGCCTTGTTGTAATCTACCACTTCACAGTTGCGGCTGATATCCTTGACAAAGTACACACAGTCTGGTTCTTCGCTGTCATCCAACGGCACACATAGCATCTGACCATTCTTGAGTTTGGGCGCATACCAGGCCACATCATGATACACATCCACTATCTCAATGTCAAGGAAACTGGGTCGGAATGATGTCAAGGGATTGAACTGGAATGCTTTGAATCCACGATCATTGATTGAGGTCAAGGGCAACATTTCTAGATCTCCAAGATCAGGTTCTCCGATCAGGATCTGCCAATCTATAGGCATCTTGATCCTGCGCTCTCCCACTTGCAATACCAGCGCAGGAGAATTGAAGCTTTCTAAGAAGATCAATGGAATATAATGATAATCCGGATCCGACGGGTCAGAATTATCCAGGATAGCGAACCGCATGTCATCTACCTCTTCGGGTAGTGTGTCGAGATCATAAGACTTGTTGTCTAGGGTCAGTATTTTCATATTTTCCATTATACTATGTTATTCTTGTATTTGCAACCGAGTCTTGTTGATAAAGATTACCCAAGTCGCATCCACTCCAATCGTTCTTGCGTGAAAGGATATCGTGCTTCTTTGTAATAGGCTTTGCGTTTGGTCAGGTGTCTTTTTGCGAACTTGCAGGTGGAGGTGATATCCCAGATCTGCACATGGTCTTTGTCCTCTGCTTTTCTAATGCCGCGCCCAATGCTCTGTATAACTCGGACAAAGCTCTTTCCGGGCTCCACAAGCACCAGATTGAAAATACGAGGAATATTGATACCAACAGCGGCCACACCGTAAGTAGCAACAATAATTTTATCGGTAGCCTCAGCCACTTCGTCATATTCATCTTGTCTGTCCTTTGCTTTGGTAGCGCCCGATACAAATACTGCACGGTCGCCGAGACGCTTGACCAGTTCTTGTCCGGGCGCGATGCGGTCTACTAACACCAATGTGTTTCCGGTTTTGTTTACTTCTGCTATGAGACTGGCCATAGTATCCAGGCGCCCCGATTCTTCCAACAGGTATTTCAGTTCACTCTGATAGTTGTTGTACTCTACATGGTCTACCAGTTGCACGATGTTCACATGGCACTGCGCCAGCACACCCATGTCCTGTAGTTCCGCGGCGGCCAATCGAGAGATCACGGGACCAAGACTCACATGCAGGGCTTGGAACTCAAAATCTTCTTTGGGTATGGTACCGGTCAATCCCCAACGGATCGGCACTTGCGACATCACGCCTGTGAGCAAGGTTTTCAGTGCATCGGCCTTGGCCATGTGTACTTCGTCGACTATGACACATACTACATCTTCAAGGAACTCTGTGATAGTGATATCCGCCGAACCGCTCTTGGTATTTTTTAGTAGCACGTTCAAGCTCTGCCAGGTGCAGATGGTGTGCTGGCGACCAAACTCTTTCCTGTCACCAAAAAACACACCCACATCGAGTTGCATGTTGATGTAGTCTTTCTCTGTCTGGGTGACCAGGCTCTTGTTGGGCACAATCACAATACTGCGACCATAAGGTGTGACTGCATGGCTCAGTGCGGCTGTCATGATTGTTTTACCAGCACCCGTGGCCACTTCTTGCAGGCACTGCGGGTTGGCCAAGAAGTTGTTGACTATCTCTACTTGATAGTCTCTCATCATGATAGGTTCACCTGCGGCTGGATGTCCTTTGGGCCATAGGATGTCTGAGAACGTATCTTCGGCTACCTGCTCAAACTCAAATGTGGTACGATACTCGCGTTGGTCATCTAGTTCGATATCATAGTTGAGTTCTTCCAACACAGGAATGATCTCAGGCAATAGGTTCACATAAGTGCTACCGCCAAGCTGGAAGAAGGATACCTTGCCATCCCATCTACCCAGACGTACCGCTGGTAGATATCGAGCATAAGGAACATCGTATTTGAATCGGTTGACGAGAGTGCGTCTCGCATCAAGTTCTAGTCCTTCGATCTTGACGTTGACTTCGTCGCGTATGATTAGTCGTGCCTGTCGCATTGTTTGATTATAGCAGGCTGTATTTACTAAAGTCAAAAAAAGAGGCACCGTTTTATGGGTGCCTCTAAACGGATAGCCTAGGAGCTAGACTATAGATGGCTATCCGGAAAACTTCAACCGTGGCGCATGCAAGTGCTCTCAGCCAGAGCTCTCCAATTGGCACTGACTTTGGTCAGGTCCGCCAATTTCAGCGCCATGCGCAACGAGATCTCTCTGAGTTTGGCATGATTGTCTTGCATGAACTGTACGATCTCTTCACCTTGTTCAGGAGTGAAATCGTAGTCCTGGAACAGATCACCTTTGCGGAAGATCTGGCGGATACGCAGGATCTTGTCGCGTGTGGTGTCCAGTGTGAGGTCCAGGAAGTGGCATCGGCTTTGGAGCGCCTCTAAATGGTCTTGCAGTTTCTTTGATTTGAGGTGATCGAACTTCAAGTTCGTGATAAAGATCACCGAGCCTTTGAAGTCGAACTGATCGGGCACACCTTCACGGCGCAACATCGAGCTGTCAGCGTTCCAGTGGATACGACGTTTTTTACCTGAGTCCAGGGCGGCTTTGAGGATGTTCAGCGCCACGTCATCCAGCAGGATCGAATCACAGTCGTCAAACACCAACACGTTCTTAGGGTCCGAATGTTTATACAAGGTGCAGTACAGGCCGATAGGAGTCATGGCACCCTTGATCACTTCGTATTTGATCTTACGGCCAGAGATGTTGTCAAACAGGCCAGCCTTTTCCAGCTGATACTCCACACCGTAGGATTTACCCACTCCAGGAGGGCCAACCACGATCATAGCACGGATATCACCGGAGATAGCGGCTTTGGTCATGTCGTCCAGGATGTTGAATCGCTGTTCGATACGATCCATCACTTGTTCGTCGGTCTCTGTCTGGACCGCTGTCTTGAACTCTACTAGATTGTCTGGTTTGCTCACTCGCTCTCCTACGAAAACAATGTCATCGATTGAATCTACTCGCACACGGATCTGGTCCGGCATGCCAGGAAACACACCATTGTTGGCTACCACTACATTGCCACCTTTGGCATCTGTTTGGAAATCACGCACCAGCGGAAAAGTAATACCATTCACGCTCTGCTTACGATATGTACCATTCAAGATTTGGACTTGCGTCATTTGTCTAGGCTCCTTTTTTTACGCTATACCAATATTATACGATAATGGGAATTTGTGGTCAACCGGGCTATTTTGCCCGTTTTTTGATGTTGTTTTTTTGCCACAATTTACTATCCATACTCATATTTTAGCAAATAAAGGATTTATTGGTCAACCATAAAAAAACCCTGCTCAAGGCAGGGTTTTTATGCTACTTCAAATCAGGGCGCAGGAGGTGTTGCAGGTCCGACCACTGTGATGTTGCAGGTCAAAGTTTCGCCTGCTCCTAGTTCATGGAACCAGCCATCCCAGTCTGGATTTTCTTCTGTGCCGCCTGGCATAGGATCTACTGGACTAGCCGGCCATTCCGGAGCTGCACCATTGATCAATTCAGTACCGCTCACACGGAAATCTGGATAGTCTCTCACGTCGCTATAGACTCCACCGCATTTCAGCACTCCGGATGTGACAGCGATGCTCATAGATGCGGTGTCTCCATCATTCAGATCCGTAGGAAAAGGATCTGTCTGGAAGGTTTCTCCGATTGTTGTGCCGGCACCCAGCACTCCACTGAAAATCTGCGTGCCATTCAGAAGTATGGTTGCAGCGGTAGGTTCAGCTTCTCTGCGGAATCTGATTACAAGATTAGTTGCCATTTTTTATTCCTCAAATTTTATCAAATTTTGATTTACGGCATAAGGCTGGCCATCGCTAAAACTTAGCGCACCCGGATCTAAAAATTTACAAAATAGCCGTATCCATTTTGTGTGGTATTTATGTCAGACCCAGTGCTGTAAAACATTAGGATCCTGTATTTCGTGAGGTTTTGGATCTCCATGAAACACCAATACGCTCACTGGGTCCGTGATCATTGTGCCAGATTCTGGTATTTTATAACGGCGAGTTTTGAAATCGTATCCACCATCCTTGAGCTGCCAGCGCCAGCTTTTTACACGTTCCAGATCAAAGTAGCTTACTTGCCCTGCCGGTATTTTTTCATTGATGTAATCTTGATCACCGTGATACCGAGCGCGATTGCGAGCTGTAGCTGGATCAAATTCCTGGTACACATGGCTCCAGCGGCTGGTATCGAACCACATCACTGAGGAATTCACGCACACACGGGCAGGACGGAAAAGGAACTTGAAATCTTTCACTGCCCAGAAGCGATCAGAAGGCAAACGCCAAATCCAATCTATGTTGCCGGTTATCACTGTATCTAAGTCAAAATATAGCAAGGGTCCAGAATGGTGTTGAGGATTGAATAACTGTATCTTGTACCACCATGATTTTTTTGGTCCGCGAACTCCAGGCCATTCTTCCAAGGCATGATGTATCATGTGTGCGGGCACTGCTCGATTGTGTTCAGTATAGACGTGCAAGCGCACAGCAGGCGTGAGGTTGCGGCAAAGACTGTTGTAGAGTTTGTCTACGTAGTCCCAAGAATATCGCACGTCGTGGATGAGACAAGCACAATCTATCACATTGTTTTTTAGCACAGTCTGTCTGCCAATCTTTTTAGCCATCGCCCTTGTTTTATCTCCTGCAGTGTATACTCAGTATGACAGATCTCTACCAGCCATCGATCTCGATCTCGCTGGAGCCTACTATCTATTTCTTTATGTGTGATACTTATAGGATATGCCAAACTACTTTTATCTACCAGCACAGGACATCCTTCAATGGCTGCTTGTATGCCAGGACCACTATTGTAATTGATCAAGGCCTGATAATCAAAACGTAGATTGAAGCTATCATATGTGTCAGTCAATTTGCAAGGTGTCTCGATCGCCACGTGTTGATCTATCTTTGAAAGATCTAACTTATACCTAGGATGTGGTCGGATCTTGATTGGACGATCGGTGTACTGTCTCAGCTGTTGTATCTGTTGTCGGATCCAGGATTCTATAGATTCCAGTCCCTCGACTTGGAGACTAGATCCATGTTGTGCAGCTATCAATATGGAGGGATCTCCTGGCCATGTATAACCCAGACTGATACCTAGTTTTTTAGGACGATCCCAGTCGAGATCCTGCTGGTGGCCGTAATAACCTAGAGCATTGATATTGTCTACAGCGATCTTCCAAGTGGTACCTCTATACAGCGCACCTACATCTATGATAATCACTGGACGTCTTTGATCGCGATATCGTTGGTATACTTCTTGATTGGCCCGCATGCGGCCATGCCATAGCACACTCCATATCACCGCGGCATCTGATGTCCAGCTGTTTTCTTGAGGCATTATAGACTGGGCACGACAACTGTCGAGAAACGCATCCATGACTGGTCCAGCGTTCCGGGCGCACTGAGAAGGAAAATATGCTATGTTCTTGATCACTAAATATCCGCAAATGAAATACACAGTAATTACCACCTTCCATCCAGCGGGCATGGAATTATATGGACAAAGGATGATTGATACCTTTGAACAGCATTGGCCAGATTCTGTAGAACTGGTGGTGTATGCTGAAAACTGTGTTCCTCGCACTACCAAGTCCAATGTCAGGGTAGTCAATCTATTGGATCTGTGTCCAGAGCTGGTCGAATTCAAGCATCGTCATGCCAATAACCCTCGAGCTCATGGTCAGATCTTGCCCGATGGATCTGGCCCGATCAAAGATAACTCATTCAAATGGGACGCCGTAAGATTCAGCCACAAAGTTTTTTCGGTGATCCATGCCTGTGAAAACATAGATTCGGATTGGATCATATGGTTAGATGCTGACAGCAAAACATTCCAGAAGATACCAGAAGATTTCTTGGCATCAGTGTGCGACGATTCTGCCATGGTCTGTTATCTAGGTCGCAGAGAAAAATATCACAGCGAGTGCGGTTGGGTCGCATACAATCGTAGACACAGCATGTTGAGTCGATTTATTGCCGATTGGAAAGATCTCTATACCACTGACAGATTGTTTACGCTGACTGAATATCATGACAGCTTTGTGTTTGACGTCCTTAGGAAACAGTATCAATCTCAAGGCATACGTTTCCACAATCTCAGCCCCGAAGTCAGTGGCAAAGGTCCAGGACATCCATTTATCGCATCTGCGCTAGGCAGATACATAGATCATCTCAAGGGTAGCCGGCGCAAAGAAATGGGTCGTAGTGCTTGGAAAGGCGACGATGAAAGTGCGGCTTTCCATCCTGACGTATCGTATTGGTCAGGGCAGTCTTGATCGCATGAAGTTCCAAGCCGATCCGTCGTGCAATTCTTGCATGGAAAAATGACACTGCGCCAGCCGTTGATAAAATCCAGAGCGGTCGGGTCGTTGAGGATTGTCAATAGTTGACAGATCGGTGGCTGCCCAAGGATAGGCCTGGCTACGAGATGGCGTAGGATCCGTGATCCAAGCAGGTACTCCCCATAGCAAACTAGCCACACCGGGACTTGAGTTGTAGGTTATCGTAGCCCAGGCGTGTTTGAAATCTCCTCGGATGTCTGCCGTGTCAGATATAGTGATATCGGGCCAGCGTTTCTTGACTCCGGGGACAGTTTTCATGCTGCCAGGATGACCTCTGATCACGATGGGCCTGTCAGTGGCTGAACGTATCTTGGGTATGATATCTGCCAGCCAATCATAGGGACAAAGACCATCCATGCTCCAGCCACCTTCTCTTTGCAAGCAGATCAGTATGTGTTTTCCGCCGGTTTTCCAATCTCGTTCTTCGAATTGATAACTGCGTTTGATCGATTGCCATCTAGCAGGATCTGGATCCTTGTCGAAGTAATAGCCCGTGGTAGGGAATATACCGTCGAGGCTGTATCTCAGATATCTGTTGAAGTCCAAAGGTTCCAGGAACCCAAACAGATTACTGTCTATGACCAGTGTGTGTTGTCCTCTTTGTCGCTGTTGCTGGATCACACGCTCTCGCAATTCAAGATGTGGGGCTTGCTTCATGCCTATCCATCCTTGTAGCACTGCGATGTCTGCATCAACCGTGGTCATTTCATCCACGACCCATACTTCGTCGCCTGATTTTTTACATCCATGGGCGAACTCAGTCAGGAGATCTCTTTTGAATTGGTTCTTGGCTTTGCGAGGTACGGCAGCCAGGTAAACTGCTACCTTCACTAGACGTCTCCGTTGATCACTGCCCAGGCATAACCAGACTTCATTTCTTCCACTGTGAACTGATGATAACTCAGACATCTCAACAAAGCATCTACTTCCTCCAGCGAGGGTTTGTAAGGATTATCGATCAGGCTGAGATCAGTGTTGGACAGATGATGGGCGGCGTTGGGCCCCATAGTGAACACAGGCTTGCCTAAGATCAATGCTTCCACTGCCGCGATACTGTTGAAAGTGACCAAACAATGCACGTCTTTGGCCAGGGCCATCTCCATGGTATCTACATGTTGGCGCACTGAACGAGATTGCTTGAGCCTTATTTCTATGGGACGATCTGTGTGCTTTTTGATCTCAGCCACAGTATCTTCGACCCACTTATCTACATCCAAGTCCCAGTAGTTCATGGCTTTCTGGCTGGGCGGACATAGAAGGATCTTGCTGCCTTTGGTCATCTTCCTGGGCCTCACTCCAGTACGTTCTAGTCGGTCCGCAGGACGATCCTCGATCTCTCCCAACCACTGCATGGCATTCTTGGTGATTCTGTGATAGAGTTTGTGTTTTTGATTGCCAAAGTATCCAGTGTCGATGTAGTAATAATCTCTACCTTGTTCTTCGCACTGTTTCATCACTTTTTTCTTGGCTATGCTTCTCAGCGCCACTGGTGCGGTGCTTTCTTCGTATTTGCTCCACACTCCCACACGACCGCCTGTGCCTCGGGCGAAGGATTGCACTATGCCATCGATATTGCCGCTGCCTTTGTCTAGTTGTTTCTGACTTATGTCATCCATTTCGCTCAATCCTACTAGTTGATTTTCGTGGGCTTCAACGAACCATTCATTGAACCATTTACGATCCTTTACCGGGCCATAGTCTCCATCGGGATCTTCTACCCAACGACTGACTTCTTGGAAAAATTCTTTTTGTTTGGGAGGGAAAGAAAGATCTTTTATTTCCACTGCTGTTTTTGGTGCGATGGGTTCCGGACCCAAAAAGTTTCTTTGCTGGCAATATTCCACATACATGCGCTCTCTGTGCCATTCTTCGGCCTGGGGAGTACCCACGAATTCATGGAAGCAGGGCGTGCCAAGGGTGTAATGCAGTAATTTGGCATCAGGGTTGGCATCATATTCATCCGGCAACCAGTTCCATTCCGGAGGCAATTCTTGTATGCGATCATCGGGAATCCAGGAGAAGCGATGCAGGAAGCTACCGGGCTGGCTTTGCACAAACTCGGGAGTGAGTTTGCGATTAGTGAAAGTCTGGCAGTCCCACACGATCACTGAACTCCAGTTCTTTCTAGGATAGTCTTCGTTTTTAGCACCGAGATATTTCACGGGCATCCGAGTCTTGTAATCGTGCTTGACCACAGCCACATCCATCCCTAATCGTAAGGATTCATACAGTTCCACGATATCACCACGCACTACCATATCACCATCGATGAATATAGCTCGGCCTTTGAAACCCATGAGATGCGGCACAAGAAATCTGGTGTAGATGAAATGATTGCTACCGTCGGTGTGTGTTTCTTGATAGTCCTGGAATAGATTCAATGCTATGGGAATGATAGCTACTGGAGCCGATGCATTGCGTATGATAGAATTTGCGCACACATGATAGGCTATGGCTTCTCTGGGATCGTATCCAACAAACACTGGTATGGGTTTCATGCTCGTCTTTCTATGTCCTGTTCTTCGCAACGGTCGCCATACTGTATCTCAATGAGTTTGAGAGGTTCTGATGTTTCATTGCATAGCTGATGCCAGGATCCTTGGGGAATAAACAGATGTTGATGCGCAGAGTAGGTGCCCAAGAGATCCATGTCAGTGCTGGAATCTAGGGTATACACAGTGGCAGTACCTTCGCTGACGAACCAGAATTCACTGCGCTGTTCGTGTCGTTGCATGCTCAGTCTCTGCCCAGGTCCTACAGTGAGCTCTTTGAGCTTGACATTGATGTTGGGTTCGAACAGTACACGATAATAACCCCAAGGACGATCTGTCTTGGGCGCACGCCACTCTTCTAGGATCCATGAACTGGAGTTGGCTTTGTTGAATCCTCCCACTCCAAACACGAATTTCAAATTGCTATCTACCACGTCCATTTCAGGAATATTTTTGTCTGTACGATCTCCACCGTTGGCGAATATCAGTTCAGCTGTGGGATAATGTGCCCTGACCTGCTCAATGAAATGACGGGCTGAGCCATCGTCGTCATTGAAAGTGTACACTTCGTCTACCATGGCGAGATTGTTGATCACACACAGTCTCTCATTCCAAGGCATAAAAGCCCGGCCTTTTTTACGTTGCAACCACTCGTCGGAATTCAGTCCCACTATCAGCATGGTTCCTAATTCTCGAGCCGCTTTGAAGTAGGCGATGTGTCCTGAATGCACAGGGTCAAACCCACCAGTGACCAAAACTATTTTATCCATTATATTCCCCGATAGATCATGTCTACTTTGTCAACCCAAAATCCATGTTTTGAGATTTCTTCTCTCATGAGAGAATCACTAGTGCCAAGATAATCATTGCCCAAAGTTGGCACATCAGTGATCTCCTTACAGCTTTCACGATTATAAAAGAAAGCATTGACTTGGCTAGTGTCTATAGTAAAAAAATCATAGCCATATCTGGCCCAGAACTGCTGATACTTACTGAGGCTACAACCTCCATAGTAAAATTTGTTATAGAGCTTGATACCTTTCTTGTGTTCAACATATGGATAACTGGCCACGACCTGGCCGCCAAATCTAGGATTGATTTCGCAACACACTATCTTAGGCCGGAATCCTGCTTCCATCAATGTCAATGCCACATCATAATCAAAGCTATCAATATCCAGGCTGAAAAAATCAATGTCGCCGAGAGTATCGTAGGGTTCTAGCATCTCTACTATGGTGTCTGGAAATACCAGCTCATCCAGTTTGCAGAATCTTCCTGACCAATCGCTGGGTTCTTGCATGGCTCGTTTGTCAATGCCTATACCTGACCATCCTTGCTCTAGCAGAGTGATGGTCATGTTTTGTTTGCCAGTGCCCCAGCCAATCTCTAGAAATCGTCGATTGGGTTCTTTGATGTGTTCGCACATGAGCTCGATGATACCATCCTCACCATGCTGGCTGCTGATGATCTGTCGTTCATAAGGAAGTCGGTATTCTGTCATGATCTCATCCCATTGAATACTGTTGATTCAAATTTATTGTTGTCTTGGTCCACGCTCTTGATGAGATCAAAGTCTAAGTCTAGTCTATCGATCAGTCTGGCCAAGGCTTTGGTATCCTTGGGTAAACACATACCACCGTACCCACGGAAGTTTGGTGCCACATCCAAATACATGTCGATGGCTTTACCGGTCTTGATATAAGCATTCTTGATGGTGGTATAATCGGCATCCAGTCGTTCGCATATCTCGTACATCACGTTGGCAAATGTCACACGCAATGCCGCATATACATTGTTGAAATATTTCAATATCTCTGCCTCATTGGGAGTAAGATGTTCTGTGTGCTCTGGCAGATTACCATGTGCCTGCACCAATTTCCGGTATACCCATATGTCGTGTGTGCCTACCGCTAGTAGTTTGTGATTATTGACAAAATCGTCGAATGCACATCGTTCTCTCAGAAATTCTGGCACGAAACAGATGGTAAGATTGCGATGCTTTTCAATCATGCTTTGTGTGAACCCTGGTACTACTGTACTGCGTATGGCTGCTATGCCTCGATAACCAATGAGCTCAAGATCATCTAACACAGATTCAATTATGCTGGTATCACAACTACCATCATCGCGGCTAGGAGTTGGCACACAGATAAATGCTATTTCAGTATCACGAATTACATCAATGGTCGTACCTAGTTTGGGATCATGTTCGACTACGTCGTGTTTGAGATACCGGAATCCATCTCGATTAGCCGATCCTACACAGCCTATGCCTATTATTCCAATCCGCATTCTAGACTCCTGATGGTGGCTGCCATACCTGTGGACAGATCTGTCTGAGAGGTCATACCGGTAAGACGTTTCATTTTGGTAGTATCGGGGCAACGACGTAATGCGCTGCCAGCGGGTGCCGGATGTAGTTCGATTTTCTCACCACCATGCCCCATTACCTCTAATATCACTTCTGCCGCTTGTCGGATAGTGATCTCTCGATCGCCACCCACATTGATGATTTCATTTTCGCTTTCCGGCATCTCGATCAAGCGGCACACCGCTTCAGTGGCATCAGCTACATACATGAATGTGCGAGTGTTATCGTAGCCATAAAGTTGATAGACTCCGTTGCGAGCACGTTCCCAGAACTCTGATACAAAATGATCTCGCTGCCCAGGACCATAGATGTTATTGTAGCGTATCACTGTCCAGGGCAGGCCTGATGCTATCACCGCTTGCTCTCCTAAGGCCTTGCTGCCGGCATAACTCCATCGTAGGTTTTTAGGATCAGCCACAACCAATGGGCATTCTTCATCTGTGGGTATGGCATAACCAAACAAATCTGTAGCACCTGCTGTGCTTTCGGGTGTGCCAGCATAGACGAATCGCTTGACACCGTGGCGATATCTATCTAAGAGGTTGATAGTAGGCAGAGTGTTATCACGGATCACATCGTAGGCTTTGGTATAAAAATGCTTGGTGCCATTGAACGCTGCCAGATGGATGACCATGTCCACTGTGGGCAAGTCTCGGCAGTTCTTTGTGAGATCGTGCTGTATGTGTTCCACACCGGGTAGATCACAAGATGATCTACGGTCAACCCCGATCACTTCATGTCCGCGGGCGGCCAACGCCGGAGCTAGATGCTGGCCTATGAATCCTGATGTGCCTGTGACCAGTATCTTCATAGTATGCCTGCCTTGGCCAGCTGTTCTTCTCGGGTGATACGATTCTTGTTGCCACTTTTGTAATGTCCCATATGTCGGCCTAACCAACAATGGTTGAGAGGAGTCTGCGTCTTGCGTTCACGATATACTGTAAGGTCATGTACTGCATCTAGATAATGACTGGCTGTCAACATCAGGACCTGGTTGTCCCACCAATGTAGAGTTCCTGCGGGTTTGGTCTCGGCTGCCATGTAGGCTTCGTACTGATCCACAAAGGCATTGAACCGCGTATGGCGTCGGTTGAATACCACATATCCGCTTTCTGCGCTCCACAGTTCACGGCTTTCTTTGGGACCGATATCACTGTCAAACAACGCTATCAAGTGATGTTCTGAGATACTACGCTCAAGATCGACTCTGGGTATATCATTCCAAAACAACAGATCGCTGTCTAACCATACTAGGTAATCAACATCGATATTGCGCAAGGCATGTACTGTGGCCCAGGCTTTCTTGCCAAATTTATGGGCATAAGGATGTTCAGCACGTTGGCTGAAAGGAAACCATTGTTCATAGCAGGTCTCAGTCCAATCCACGATGTTGACTCTGTGGATATCGTCCGGCCGGAATTCTTCGGCATAGAGATACATCTGGTCGGGTTCGGGCCAATAACGGCTCCAGCTTTTGAGCATGACCTCTCCGATGAGGTCATAGTAATATTGATTTTGGCTAGTGACGCAGGCCCAGGTCATGATCTTGATTTTCCTTTGCTTCTTATGGCTTTGCTATAATGTTTGTCTCTGTTCTGCTTGTCATCGCCTTTGTAGTGTACCAAGTATCCGGTGAACACAGTATTGAAATGGCTTTTCTTGACCACATCACCGCAGAGATCGTGTCCTTGTAATTTGCCCGCAGATTGGAACTCTTCAAGGCAAGCATCGAACACATGGCAGTCTAGCTGACCAGATAGATTCCATATCTCGTCGCTGTCATAATAGTGTTTCCAACGATCGAAAAATTCACGGGCATGTGGCTGTTTGAGGTCAAATATCAAAAATCCAGTCTCGGTATAACGTCCTTCCCGACCCAGATATCCTACAAATTTATCGTTCGGTAAAAATCCATTCAACCACTGAGCTGTAATGGAGGCCAGGATTTCTGTGTCGCTGTCTATCCATATCAGTCGATCCGCATCGCAATTAGTAGCACAATGCCATATGCAATAGCTCTTATGGCTGAATCGTACTCCATCATAAAGGAATTTTGCTACAGGACGATCTCGATGACGAGCTTTGAATGCAGTGAGATCTGGAACGCTGGGTTCTAATCTTCTCACAGTAAGGTTGGGAATATCAGTACGTGGATTTACAGAATCTACATAGATGTAGACTTGCAGATCCGAGTCAAGGAACTTTGCTACACTGTCTACAAACCAATGACCGTACTCCTGGAATCCTTTGTCGCTGAACGTAGTTACTATCGCAGTTTTCATCAGCGATATTTATCTACGTAGATAATCAACGACCTATTGTTTACCTAACCAATGGAAGCTCTTATCTAGCCACGGTAATACAAGATCACGTTGCCGTAAGTGCCCATATTTGTTGATGCTTTTTACAGCCGAATCCGGAAGCAACCCAGAGTCCACCAGATCATACCATGAGGTGCGTCGAGGATCTCGGGGTGCCTGAGAGCTTTTATACACGATGGCATGCAACCATGGATCTGTGGGTCGTTTGAGAAAGAAACCCGAGCCGCAGTCCCAGCCTGTAGTGGCCAGCATGTAGATAAGACTGGTCAGGGTATGATTGTAATAGCATCCTGACGGAAGATCAAAGGCTTCGTGATTGAATTCCATGTTTGTAGTCTGGGGTAAGATCAATACCAACATACCACTGTCAGCTGTGACTCGCCACCAGTTAGCCAAGCACTGCAATGGATTGGTCATGTATTGGAAGGTATCATGACACCACATCACGTCAAACGCTCTTTTTGTTTCGCACCATGTTTCGAGATCTACTTTTTGATACCCGAGGTTTTTACTCTTTTTAGCCGGCATGAAAGTTTCAAATTGATCGAGCGCCAGAGTCTGTATGTTTAGAGGTTGTGGTGTATCATCGCGAGTAGTGGCTGTAGCCCACCATAAAGCATCGAGTCCATCTGGTCCGGAACCAAGGTCGGCCACACGGCCCACGCTTTCCATGAAATCGTCATGCTCATACAACACATCCAGGGTCTGTCGGCTGTGTGCATGGCTTTCTTCACTGTTGCGGAACGAACTAATGGCCATATATCAACTGTTCTAATTTTTCTGTATGTTGGCTTATCGCTGTTGTATGTATCTCTTCGATCCGTTGAAAGTTTTTTACCAATCGATCCCAGTGCTGGTGTCTTAGTCTGACAAGATCTTGCTTACAAAAACGTCGTGCCAACAATACTACTTGTGTCATACGTACCCAGGGATCCTGTATCTCATCATAAGCATGCCCATCGAACAGGTCATCGAACACATCAAATCCTAGCTTGCGTATTTCGCCGACTAATCCCGGAACTGCATACCATAGAGGAAACTGATGCCAGGCTAGAGCTTTGAATGATTTTTCTGTGATGAATATGCTACGCCATACATCAGGATCCGTCTGGCTAGAACTTTCTACCACGAGGTTTGTAGGTGCACGATAAAAGAAATCATGATCTATACGATGTTGAAAAACATAATCAGCCATGGGCCGATCTACGATCATAGGATAAGGCTGCGGCCATACCATACGCTTGATATCTTCGCTGGTGTCGCTACCGTTGGTACCAAAAGTCATTATGAGATCATCGAGCGTAAATCTACTCAATAATCTCTTGGCCAAAGTACCTCTACTGACACTGGGCCTGCGCATCAAACAAACGAGTTTATGAGTGATAGGTAAATTAGCCCAATCTATGCGATAGTGTTGCATATGCATAAACCAATTACCGTTGTAGATCAATCTGTCAGGTAAGCAGATGGCAGGATAAGGAAGACTATCTATGTCTTCCACACAACTGAATGCCACACGGAATTGGCCAGGAGTAACTCCTAACTCTTGGAACCACTGATACACGCCAGACATATCGTCGGCAGATATACCTTCGGGTTTGAGGTCAAAGATCCAACGGAAGTTTTTTACATGATCGAGAGAGATGTTGGCATCAATAAGATCTTGTGTAATGATCTCTCGGAATCCATCAGTCCTAAGGTCGTGAGATGGAAAATTACGCCAGATATCATAGAACACGATATTACCACTATCGTGTCGACGCAATCTTGCCGTCATACCTGGATATCTTCCATCCCTGCCGTACGAAGACGAACGATATGACCCATCTGCCACTGTTTGGTATCCAGTCCTTTCATGATACCTAACCAACGATTGCGGAGCAAGGCCACTTCATTGATGATGGTTTCAAAGTCAATGACTTCATCTTCTCCGTCCACATATTTTTCAGCATCACGACTGGTGAGCTGTCGGGCATAAGCTTCAAGATATTTCTGGAAGTGCTTTCTACGGATTTTACGAAGCTGGATGTTGAGATAGTTGAGGATGGCTTCGATTTCTTGTAGCTGATTGAAACGATGTTCGGTAATGCCAGGAAGTTCTTTGATATTTCCTTCAACATAGCCACCGATCCGACATTCTTTTTTTGCTTCCTCGAGTTCTCGTTCGTAATGCTGTATAAAGTCTGGGATCGCTGAAAGGTTAGCTACAACTCGACTATACCACATAGGTTATCTCATTTTCTAGAAAATATTGATAGATTTCTGGAAATAATTTTTTCCAGTCGGTTCCTCGTCTTGTGTCAAGTTGATCTAACGTAGAATATAATCGAGCGAGTCTTTCTCGATCTTGTTTTCCTAACAATACATATTTTACGATGCCTGCCATGCGATCTTTGCTGTGTTTTTGTTGATCAGTTGACGAAGGCATCAGATCTAACGCTTTTTCGAGATCATCCTTGAAAAAATCTCCACCAAATATGATCGGATCATACAGCACTTGATTCCGCCCATCCACATATCCCACTGTCTGGTTGAATCTATGACCTTGATCCATATATCCATTGAGCAGTATTTGAAGATCTGGCAATGTTTTGATCGAAAGTGATGTCACTGTCTGCCCAGTGTTTAGATAGATCCATTTGTGCTGTAGCAGTAGTTCAAAATTTTTCTTCCATTGCTCGAGATTGAGTCCATAGCGTATGAATTCTTGTCTTGGCCCCCAACAGTCTATACTCGCAGTGATATCAAATCTTTTGATACGCCTTTCAAGTAATATTTGTCGTATTTCTGGAATAAAATTTTCCATTATCTTGCCACTGGCATTGAGATTGCTGTTGACAGAAAATTCAAGATCCGGATTCTTCAGAGTTTTGATGTGATCGACGATCGTGAAAAATTCTTTCTGTAAAAACGGTTCTCCGCCTTGTACTAGAAATCGCTGTAGATTTATCCAATTTTTGTCCAGCCAATCCAGCATTTTCTGTAGATATAGAGATTGATCTGGAGATCGATTGACTACCTTGATATGAGGCATAGTTGTCAGTGGTCCATACTTTTCAAGTTCTTTGTTGATCTTAGAACTGAAAGTAGGAACACAATACACACATGCCAAATCGCAGGTATTGTTTAGATAGACTTCTTGTATCCTGGGCGTGACATGCAGATTGTCGTCATCAAAATCTACCGGGGTTATTCCCGGATCTTCTCTATGATACAGTCGATCACTGATACCCCCGGCAACTTCAACATCTCGACAATATTCGCATCCTCTTCCGCTAGGCCATTTGTTATCCAACATCAATTGACGATCAGATAATACCTCTGGCATATTATGAAAATCGTCAAATTGATCTACTGGAACAAATACAGGATGTACTCTATGGCAGCTCGACGAGAGCCCGGTATACAGTCTAAATGTATTCCAACCCCATTTGAACGTACAAGCCGCATCGTTTTTGATAGGGAAGATTTTTTTCCCCGGTGAATCCATCAATATTCTTCCTCGTAATCCTCGTCGAGGTCTTCGTCGGGATCCTCGGCAAGATCCTCGGTGTACTGAGAAAGAGCACGTTTGATTTCTGGATCACCTTTGAAATTAGATTTGATTTCTTCAATGTCGATATCATTGTCAATCAAAATATTGACCACAGTTTCGGCAGCTTCGTCTTTGTCAACTGAATTTACATAACGCTTGAGTTCGCTCCATAGTTCGCTGGCTAATGCTACTGGCATGATTATTCCTCCGTTTCAGAATCCGCTGTACTTACCTCGGTCTTCTGATTTTGGAAGTCTGCCATGACTTTGTCAAGACATCCATCCTCGTTGCTTTCCCAGCCCTTGCGGAAATATTTGATGATTTCCCCTTGGCTAGTAACAAACATGAGTTTATTACCGTCCTTCTTGAGCAGTCCTTTTTTCTCGGCCAAGTCGGTAAGTCCAGAGTAGGGATTCATTCCAGTCTCGTAAGGAATTTTGACCTGCACACCTTCGAAGGGTTTGGCATAGCGTGTTTTCATGACCTTACAGGCCGATCGGATGCCCATGACGTCAGAGATCTTGTTGCCATCTTCGTCTTCTTTGAGCTTGAGTTTACGCATGGCAACCACGATACTGGAAGCATAGATAAAGCCTTGTCCGCCTGAGATCTTGTCATCGGGGTCAAACATGTCTTGACTGGCGTAGGTATGGTTGGTACATACCATGCCCACGTTGTAGTTACCGAACATGTTGACACAGTTACGCACCAGAGCAGTAAGGCTCTTGGCCTTGCGACCGAGATCGCCTTTCATATCGCCGGCTTCAAACTGGTTTACATCGGTGGGGGTAAGCAACATGCCAACGGAGTCAATCACAAACATGACCTTGGGACGCTCATCTGTTGGAAGACCTTTGTAGTCGGCCATAAATGTCGAGATGGTTTTTGCCACATCATCAATCATGGCCATGCTGAGTTTCAGCAGTTTCTTTTCGTCAGTGTCTACACCTAAAGCATGCAACCATGCTTCGTCTAGTGCGTTCTCTGTGTCAATTAATACAACAAAGATACCTTGCTCCTGGGCATGTTTGACGATGTTGCCAGAACAGATATATGATTTACCTGCACCAGATTCTCCGGCAAACACAGTGACTTTGCCTAATGGCACTCCTTTGTGGAAGTCTCCAGAAATGAGATAGTTCAGGGCATAATTGCCTGTGGAGATCCAGTCTGTGGGATCATTGAAACCGATGCTGAGTCCATCGATTGATTTTGTGATTTCCTTGCGGAATTTTGATACGTCAAATGGTTTGGCCATATTTCACCTGTTAGATAGAGAACACAAGGGCCGAAGCCCTTGTGATATGCTCGTATATATTACTGCTTGTTCTGACGAGCGCGGATCATAGCCAGAATGTCTTGAGCATTCTGATTACCACCTGCGGCAGGTTTTGCTACAGGTGCAGTGGGTGCGGCCACTTCATCTTCGTCGTCAAACGAGCTTGTAGAAACAGGCGCTGCCTTTGCTACCGGAGCAGGTGCGGCCTCCTCGGCAGCACTTGCAGAGCCACCTGTGGAAGAACCGGCCGGAGCCGCTACGCCTGCTGGGCGAAAGTAAGCACCCCAACGGTCGGGATCGTAAGGTTGACCATCAACTGAAGCTTCAAACATTTCTTTCATTACTTTCAGTTCGGCTTCACTTGGTTTCTTAGGAAGGAAGTCAGAGAGCTTGAACAAGCCATGAGCCTCGATCGCGGCCTGCTCTTCTTCAGTCAATGCACTTTCCTTACGAGCCCATTTGGAGGTTGAGTAGTCTGCATATCCACCTTTTGATGTCTTGGTGATACGGAAGTCCAGACCACGCATGAGATCGGTTGGCAGTTCTTCCAATTCAGGATCCATCAGTGCGGATTTGATTGTTTGGAAGATCTGGGGACCGATGATGAATCGACGGATTGGGTTTTCGGGAGTCTTGTCATCGCTGAGAGGATTCTCGCGAACGAAGCCTTGCATGATGTAGCTACGCTTCTTCCAATACTTACGACCCATGTCCTCGAGACTTTTGTCTTTGAACCAGGTGCGGACTTCTGCCAGGATCGGACAAGCCTCTCCCCACATTTCCACGCAGGGCACTTGTACTTGCACCTGTTTGGAGTCCATCTCACCTTTGATGCCATTGAACGGCAGTTTGATCATCGCCCGCTCGACCCAAAAGAATGTGTTCTTTGAATCGCCATCGGGGAGGAAACGGAGTGTTGCACTCTGTCCTTCGTCGATGTTCCAGTGGGGATAAATTGCGTTGTCGCCGCCTGATTGTTGATTACCGCCTTTGTTCGACTCTGCGGCTTGCAGTCGAGCGCGGATTTCTGCTAAAGATGCCATAATAGAAATTGTCCTTTCAAGAAATTGTAAATTGCCTATATATGCCTTGCATACACCCTACTGAGTGTAGCAAAGATATTTAGCACAGTCGATCAGAAAGGCAAGATAATTTTGCCATTTCTAAAAGATGTTTAAATATCAGCACAAGTATATTATAGCATGATATCACAACAAGTCAAACTTTATGACACTCTTTCTTCAGCTGAGCTAGTCGCTCCTAACTTATGGATAGTAGACTCGTGTTTTGATTCAAAGACATTTGAGTGGCTCTCTGGAATCGTCGAAGCCGAAGGCAATGAATTTGTAGCAGGTGCGTTGAAAAAGCGATTGCAACTCAAATACAACATGCACGATCAAGCCCGGCTGAATGAGATTGGAGTGGAACAAATTCCGGCTCTTTCACAACTATCCGGTTGCGAACTCAATTTTGTTGAAGCAAAGTTTTGGTTAGATCTACCTCAGTTCGGTTGCCAGATACATAGCGACGCACCAGATCTCTATGTGAACTATCAGATCTATATCTATACCAGTCCTGGAGCTGACGTACCTTGCGTGGGTGCGGAGTTTTTGCATGTGGATCCACCGTATCTGGTAGATTTCAAACCTAACCACGGGTACATAAACATCAATTCAGATCTCAAAAAACATTGGGTCTATGGCGGCCATGCCATACGCACCAGCGTGATGTTTCAATACGCTCGAATATAACTCAATACCAAGACTTCTCTTACGGAATTGGCTGGCACGCGGCCCAGCATTCCGCAAAAGCCTCGAGGCTCATTCACATATATGGAAGCAGTATTGGGTTCATAGGGAACCAATTCCACATCGTGGCGGGTGATCGTTCTGATGGGTTTGTAATCAATTTCTGATTCTTGATTGACCTGGGCATTCACGCAGAACGCGAACTCCATGCGCACATCTGGTGCATCTGACAATGCTATCTGTACTTGCACAAATATGTCTGGATGTAGTCTGTGCATCATGATGGAGCTGCCGGATAGATCTATGCTGGCATAAGCTACCTGAGGTGCTAATTTTTGTTTGGTTATATCTTCGATGCGCGACTGTTCTGATCGCACTATCTCCTGCAGTTCTGGACTGTCCGACCAAGATGTCAATATGCGATCATCATAGGTCATGCTCATTTTGATGCGGGTTTTGCGATAGAGATTTCTAATATCGCGGAATTGATCAGGAGAAAAAAAGTTTTTTGCTGTCCAGAGCTGGCCTGGTACGTTGGTCGTGATCATGCAGGCTGGGCGGACTGATCAAACTCTCTATCGGTGTTGGCCCGGAGGTTTATCTCCGGAGCGGGTACACCTAGCTCACGCAGTCTCTTTTGTACACGAGGATCTGCCCAGGCATTGGCATCGGGATCGATCATCGATATATCACCTAGGATGTCGAACAGTTCATCATCGCCTACCAGATCATACAGTTGTTCTTCGGCATTGGTACCATCAGGTCCTACTACCAATTCTTGGGCCATCAACGCCTGTAGGCGTTCGGCTTTTTCTGGTGTGTCGGGCAATGCCCAAGTGCCTTCGGCGATCTGAGAAGCCCACTGCTCAAACATATCGGCTTCTGTGATTTCATTTTCTTTGAGTTTGGCCAAGATTGGCAAGGCCTGTTCTACCCTGGGATCCAGTGTCTGTTGCATAAACAGCTCACGTATGGTTTCCACTGCTTCGTCGGTGCTGGTGATCTCTGCAGGATCAAACGAGTCTCTGGCTTCGTGATAACCACGCCGGCTGATCATGCGTTTGGCCTTGGCTTTGAGATCGGCATAATGACGGATAGCGGACTCTACCATGTGGGCGGCCGGACCATCATATGATTTGTTGCGGGCGGCACGCACGAACTTTGCCAAAGTGCCCATCTCAGAGATGATTTCGTTGATGTGCTGACCAAATGCGTCATAGGGATTGCCACCTTCGGCTATGTGCCGGGCCAGCATACGTCCATGCGTGAGACTGCGGCTGGGCACACGGAACACTTCCCCATCGGCTGTTTCCACGAATAGGCTCTCTATGGCACGATAGCGTGCATCACCTTCACCAAGATCTCTGCTGTGGCGTATCTTCAATCGTGTTTTCAGCGGTTGGTCGCTGTAGGAGGTACGCCGGTTGCCATAGTAGCCTTCGAATAAACTTTCTTTGATCGCGGCCATGGTCTTCATGTTGAACTTCAGTCTGCTGAGATTCTGGATACCAAATGTCAGCAGATTGCGCTTGGCGAACATACGGATGAGGTACAAGAAATCATACCAATCTTTTTTGTCATCCGTTTCCATGGTGCGACCCATGTTATCGCCAAAGTAAAGATCTAGATTGTTCTCATCGTCCAGCACTATCACGACCGTGCCATAGTCTCGGTTGGGTGTGTTGTAATCGAAGCTGATGATATCAGCTGAACCCGGATCTGCAGCGGGTTTGCCCGAAGCATCCAGGGCTTCTGGGTCAAAATCACGAGAGACTAGCAGGTCGTATAACTGTTGGCTGGCGGTATTAGATTGGCTCATAGTCGTGTATTTATTAGAACATCGCTACGAAGGGCATGGGTTCTATGGTGTTGTCCGCATGATCGCGTAGTTGTGTGTCTAGTTCTGAGTGGTAGCTCTGCAGGATCTGCATCATGCGTATGGCCAGCACAGTGGCCATCACTAGATCGTCGGTTTCTCCGGGTTTGGCAGCATAGCTGGTACCGTGCGCCACGAATGTTTTGAGCTCTGAAACCAAGCTGGCAGAATGTATAGTCATGCGCCCGGTTTCAAGGAGATTTTTCAGTTTGGCGCAGGCCGCTAGTTTGGGCTTGTGTGTGGTATTGAAACCTTTGCGGTAGCGGCGTCCAGATCCGCCTCCGGGCTCGCTGAGAAAATAGCCCTGTATGTTTTCTTCTCCGTACTCTGCGATAGATATCAGGGCTGCTTCACCAATGGTATTGTTTTCCACTGTGTAGTAGATGCTCTTGGAATCTTTCACTGTGTCATTGATGTGCCGGCAGATGTCGGCCAAGATACGCACCTGTTCAGGAATGGTGGTACGATTGTGTCGCCATTCGCCGATCTGTTCAGTGGTATTGGCTTCGAATATCTGTATGGCAGCAGGATCTCCTCCTGTTCCCAAGCTGGGATCAAGCGCCACTGTGTAGATGCGACCGGACTGTGGAGCACGGAACCAGCGCACCTGACCAGTTTTGTAGATGGGATCAGTAGACTGTAGATCTATCAGTTTGGCAGGAGCGATCAAGGTCTCATCGTTGATGATAAACTCGCAGTCCATCTCTCGCCGGAATCGATCTTCTCCTAAGATCTGACGTTGTTGATTGGCCCAAGATTCACCTCGATCCGGATGCTCCTTCCAGAAAGCACGGAACGCACGGAATCCATTCACGCCCAGCTCTGTAGGATTACCATACTCGTCTTCCAGCTTGTTGGCACCTTTCCAGATCAACGCAAACTGATCTTCGTCTGAGTTGGGAGTGGATGTGATGATGGCTTTACCACCAGTGGCCAAGGTAGGTGTGATGGAAGTCCAGAACTCTCGAGCTATGGTAGGCCTCACGAACGCAAACTCGTCACAGTATAAGAGCGTGATAGACATACCCCGGCCTGTGTTTTCAGTTGTGGTCTGGCTGACTATACGGCTTCCGTTGTCAAACTCTATGCTACCTTTGTTGTAGCTCACAACACCTGCTCTGATGTGATCTGGACAAGACTCATAGGCATATCTCACACGTTGCATGATCTCTTGCGCACCTAGGAACTTGTGTGCGGCCACTAGGATGGTGCTGTCCGGAACGAACATGGCATACCATAGCAAATAGCCCGCAGCCGACGTAGATTTACCCGTTTGCCTAGGCATCATTGATATAGAGAATCTATAATTGTGATAGGTTTCGATCAGGCGGTCTTGGAATTCATAGGGTTGATACAGCATCTTTCCATGCAACGGATGTTGGATATAAAAGAAATGGCTCATGAAATACTGTGGACCCGTGTCTGGATCTGCACAGAGCACAAATTCTTCAATCTGTTCATCAGTATAAGGATGGCGACGATGTGGTGCTTTGACCAGTACGCCTTCGAGACTCTTTGACATGTTGTTACTTACCTGAGCAACTGACCCTATAAATATCTAAAATGAGCGATACACTTATATTAGCACCGGACTATCAACCGGTCAACTACTTGCCGCTATCGACCATAGACTGGCAGACCGCAGTAAAGCTGTTCTTCCTGGACAAAATCCAAGTGTTAGAATGGTATGATGACTGGACTGTGCGCAGTTCCAAATTGGAGATGCGCATACCTGCTGTGGCTGTGACCCGTCGTGGTTTTGGTAAGAATGGACTGATGCGATTCAGTCGTCAGAATCTCTACTTGCGCGACTTGTTCACTTGTCAGTACTGTAACGAAACCATGGGGTCAAAAGATCTCACTATAGATCATGTGTTGCCTCGCAGCCAAGGTGGTATCACATCGTGGGAAAACTGTGTGACAGCCTGCAAAGATTGTAATTCTGAAAAAGGCAGCAAGATATGGAGACCTATACGCAAACCTTACAAACCTGGATATTGGAATCTAGTGAGTTCGGTTCGCCAGACTTATACCAATCTGCGCCATCCCAGTTGGGCTACTTATCTCGGGATCGAACCGGAGGTTCTCCAGTCAGGTAAGGCTTAGAAAACCATAACTGGAACCATTCCTGTGTGCCGGGTTGGATGTTGTGTTTCTTCATCAGCTGGGCTTTTTCCGTTCCGGTGATGCTGATATTAGAACCTGCCATCGCAGGCAGGTTGCTTTTGTTATAGACTCCTACGCCAGCGAGCCGTCGCAGTTCATCTGCGGTCATTGGCACCAGCTCTGTTTGGCATCACCGTAGTATTCACGAGCGAGTCCGTTTTGGATCAATCCAGCACGCACGCTCTGGCCGTTCACGATGATATCACCTAATACGCGACCACCAAACTTGTCCCAACCATACAGTGTGACTTGGATCTTGCCGCCTTGCTTGATCAGCTGTGTGGTCCATTGGCTGGCCATCAGCGCACGCTCATTCTCTTGGGCACACTGGGCACGATGACCTTTTTCCGGAGTGTCCACACCATAGATCCTCACGGCCAGTTCGGGCTTCAAGGGTGCTGGCAGGAATGGTGCGGCTATCACGATGGTATCACCGTCGCTTACACGCAGTACTTGTGCATCATAGGTAGCTGAATTCTTGGGCATCTTCTGCGCATAGGCAGAGCCCATCATAGCAAATATAGCGATTACAGTAGCGATTATTTTTTTCATGTTGTTCCTTAGGTTATTTGTTGCCACTGAACTGCGGCCAACGCTGTTTGATTGGTGCCGTCTGTGGCGGCCATGATCACAAATTCATAGAAGGTAGCAGTGAAAGGATCACGGATCAGTTGATTTTCAAATGTTAGTTCTTGATTCTGCGGTGAGCTTACACTTTGATTTGATGCACGGATGTAGCCTTGATCTACCAAATCACCGCTAACTAGAGCCGTGGGTGCTATGTTGTATTCCACTGGGCTATCAGATCCTGCTGACGTCCAAGATCCACCCGATGTCACGGCCCTGCGATACACTTTCCAAGCATAGAGATCATTCGAACTCACTGACAAGCTCCAGGTGGTGGGTATCACAACAGCATCGGGCATGGTGCTCTTGAGACGGATAGCAAACACAGGAACAAAACTGTCGTCGTTGGGTAAACTGATATCTTCGGCAAAAGTATGTCCTGCACTCTTGGCTACACCTGTGAGAGTATAACCACCTTCAGAGATCACTGTGCTACAGATCTGGCGTAGATTACCAGCGGGTCCTGTGCTGATCAATTCATATCGGCAAGGCAAGTTGGCCGTGCCCATGTAAGTGGTGACATTGCCGCTTTGGTTGGCATGGTTGAAAGTATGACAGATGATAAACTGACCATTGATCACGAAACCAGTGCGTACTGATCCCACGCCCAGCCATTCTATGTCCATCCAGAAGATCTGATCTCTGTCTACGTTGAGTGTGATACCTGATGGATTATTAGCACCACCGGACCCATCCAGTCGATCGCCATTCCAGGAACTTTGTGGTACGGTTTCATAAGTCAAAGATCCGGTGCTGCTACTACGAATAACCATGTTCTTGGTGGTACCGTTGATTTCAAAGTAGATGCCGTTCTCGTCGTTGAAGTAGCCCACACGCTGTACAAGTCCTGCGGCGGGAGTGTTGCCGCAGAATGTATTGAGCACCAGCAGGCTCTTGCCCGGCTGATACACGAATGTTTTCACAGTCTCACGATACACAGCATCATTGTTAGCAGTCACGCTCATGAGATAGGTGCTGGAGTTAGCATTGTAGACCACATTTCCACTTGCTACCAAGTTGCTGGCAAACTGCCCATGATCGTAATACATGGCACGGGTATCAAACAAGGTAAGAGGATTTGATACACGCAAGCGACTAAAGGCATCTATCAGCGTGGGATTGAAACTGGTAGTGACATTGCCGCCTGTGATGTTGGCATTGACTGACCCACCTGTGATGTTGGCGTTGACGTTGCCAGAAACCACCCAAGGATCTGTACCTTGATACACAGTGATGTTGCCAGATTCTATCGTGACTGGTAATTCTGTGCCCGACACATCCACGTTGCCAAGACTGGTCACTCCCACGTTGCCTACGGTAATGTTGGCGTTGGAGATATTGAACTGTGCATCAGTACGCACATACACATTGCCCGTGGCTGAATCAAGCGCCAGCGCCTGCGTTATATTACGCAGGTACCACGGTGCGACGTTTGCTGGATTTGGTTCGGCCATGTCTTATCTCAAGGTTGATAGTAAACTATCTCTCCGGTAGCAGGGTCAAAATACAATTGGTTCAGTCCTGTAGTGTCATTGACCACCCGGACGTTGCCCAAGAATACATTTGCTCCTGTTGACTGTATCACTTTGGTCAATGCCCCACTGGCATTGCCAATGTATATCTCGTTGGTATTGATATTTACTGTCATTTCAGCAGGACGAGCGTTGCCTGAATAGTTGGCTATGCTTTCCTGCGCATTGTCTTTCATCACTGTGCGACTGATACCAGTGAGGTCTGCGTATGGTGGTGGAGGATTTGCCATTATCTTGGATAACCCTTGAATGCTTTTACAGGACTGGTCTTGTTTGTACCTTCAACTTCGTGGCTTACTTTGCTGCCTATCAGTTTCTTGCCACCTTTGATTCCAGCCAGTTTGAGAGCGCGATCTATCAATTCATCTACATTTTCCGAACCCGATATCACAGCTAATTCGCCAAACGCACCTTCTTCCGCAAACTCCGGGAGATCTAGTTCATTTCCTATGCTACGAGCACGGGCCAGGGCCATGCCAAATCTGTAGGTCTTGTAAGGATCTTCGCTAGGAAGTCCCGGAATGATATAGGTATTGGCCAGAGCCGCACGCTGACTTGGATCTAGTACTGCTCTCTGTTCTGTAATGAATTCCTGGGCTCTCATATCAATGTACTTATCAATTTTGGCATTCTACTGCCCACTCTGTGGTACTCAACCACTGATTATAGATATGATCTGCTGTGCGCTGGTGCTGTAAGAGATAGGGTTCTATGCCCGCTAGGATTCCTTCGCGATCCTGTACTGTAGCATAGTTTGTCCTTGCCGCTGCCCACAGCGGATCTTCATCATCGGCCCAGGCTTTGGCTTTGTCTTGATCCATCTCTATATGGAACTGCATGGCCAGATGTGGGCCCATCGCCCAGGCTTGATTAGTACAGGCATCGCTGGATGCCAATAGAGTGGCGCCTTCGGGTATGCCAAACGATTCATAATGCCACTGTATCACCATAGGAGTGGGATCAAGGCCAAACCACTTTTGAACTGCAGGATCTGCGGTGTAGTCTATGGGCTGCCAGCCGATTTCGGGCTGGGGGCTGGCCCCGATTTTCGCCCCCAACGCACGGCTCATGAGTTGCCCACCCAAGCAGTGTCCGATCACGGGTATGTCCTTCAACACGGCCTGCAGGATCAAGATCTCTGTCTGTCGGTTGCTGAGTAAGGGATCATTTGAACTCATGCCGCCGCCCATCACGGCCATGGCACTATAGGGTTCTATCGATTGCGGAAACTCTTCGCCAGTACCGGCATTATAGACCTCATAGTGTATGCCGTGGCGATCTAACCAAGTGGTGAGATAGGCTGCATGTTCTGGGATCTGGTGCTGGAGTATCAATACGGGCTTCATACTTGAGCCCGTTTATCTTGGATATCCGCGAAAACCCTTGACAGGACTAGTCTTGTGTACCCAGTCAGCTTCGGTACTGCGATTGTCTGTGACCTTTTTTACTTCTCCGGCACCTACCATCTTGGCAGCGGCATTCACTATCTCGAGATCAGCATCGCTGTAAGTAGCCAACAGAGGATCACCTGCGAATGCACCTGCAGGTTCTGTCTCATGATCAGGTGCACCAGCCATGGCTATTCCAAAACGCCATTGCGTGTAAGGACTACCGCCCTGTTTGTTCTGGCTGATGTCGGGCATGCTGATGATGCCTTTCATGGCAGAACGCTGAGATTTACGGAGTTTATGACCATCGGCTGGTACATCAGCGGCACTGCCATATTTTTCTTCAGTTATAAACTCTCTTGCTCTCATTATTTGTCTTTCAGTTTCATCTGTGCAAACGGTGGATCACCTTCAACATTCTGCCACAGCACTCTATTGCCCAGGATCTCCACCCACACATTGGTATGAGGTTGATTCAGTCTCCAGAAGTCAAAGTCCATGTGACTGCTGATAGGACGGCAATACAGAGTACGCTCCTGAGGCACACACAGTTGTTGGCTGGTGGTACGCATCTTCTTGCGTGCTGTGCTGTATCTCATGATATTTAGTTGCGGATGATTGATGTAGACTTGGCACATGCCATCCACGAGATCTTCGGGTTTCCTTGCAGCCTTCACCAGAGCTTCTGCTTGTGCCAATCTAGCTTCGCTAGAAAGCCGGCCAAGATATTCGCTGTCATCTTTAGAGTTGCGTTGGTAGCCAGCATCCGTAATCCATAGACCATGATTGCTCCGGGCTACAGTATTTTTTGGACTGATCTTTTTTACTTTGTATCTGTAGGATGCAGTTCCATCATCATCGGTGGCTTCGATCAGATAGAGATCTTGTTCATTGAACACTATGGTACATCCGCCGAGATGTTTCTTCACGAGGTATTTTACGGCATCCAAAGGATCTGTGTACCTAAGAGCATCGGATATGATCCCGCCATCAGGGCTGCTTTCCGCAGTACCAGCTTCTACTTCAGTTTCGTCATCATAGACGTCAAGGCTGGTGTTGAGTATGCTGAGTCCGGTGCTGTTGATACCTTCTTTGTAGCCAGTGACTTGGTCGTGCATCATCATGCGATTCACAGCGTCGCTGTTGTCTTCGATGAAATCTAAAGTAGGAGTGTAGTTGCGATCGCGGTTCTTGGCACCGGCCCATCCTATACCAGGAAAGTACTTGGCGACTATGATGCACATGGCTATCTGGGATAACCGCGGAAAGGTTTGACAGGACTGGTGGCGTTGGTGCCGTTGGCTTCGAGACTACCAGGCCCGATGGTCTCTCGGGGCTTCATGCCCAGTTTTTTGAGGATGGCTTTGAGTTTGACTCGATCAGCATCAGTATAGGCTGAGAATGCTGGCAGGTTGCCAAAGAAACTGATGGTGTCGACCTTGTCCAGTTCCGCAGGATCCATGCCGGCCAGTGTGGCCACTCTGTAGAAGTCGTAATAGCGACCCCAGTAGGTATCACCACCGCCGCCTGGTCCAATCATGCCCGGATGAGCCATCTCAAATTCTTGATTGGCAGCGGCACGCTGGCCATTGCGCTTGGCCTCAGTGACGAACTCTCGAGCTCGCATGTTTATTGTACTCCGGCTGTTCCTGAGCTTGCGGTGCCGGCCTCGGCGGCTGTGAAATTAGATCCAGTGATGGTAAGTTGATTACCCACACCCACGTAAACCCAGGTGCTTTCATAGGCTGGAATTGATACAGCGTTAGAGTAGATAGTGTTTCCAAAGTCAGGAGCGAGATCTACTCGATAAGTGACCGATGTGTTTCCTGTTGAGATCATGCACTTGTCAGTCTGCCACACTACGTTGGCTACTGCGGTATAGACATTGGCTTGGCTTGACATTTATATTTTCCTTTTTACCACGCCCGGCATGACCAGTAACGTGCTTTTGTTCTTGGACCTGGATTGTCGCAGTTATGGCGAGCACGGAAGCTCCGGCGACGAGCAGGATCAGATTTCTTGATCTTCATGGTCTTCTGACCGGCACGTTTGGCGCTGGTACCACCATGACCAAAGTTGACTTTTTTCACATTGCCAGTTTTAGGGTCTCGAACATAGACCTTGAACTTCTTGACGTCACCACGCATGGGTTTGCCTAAGGGCACTTTGCGACCTTGATATTCTGCTTCGGACATCTCTTTAGTATCAAAATCACCATCGCTGTATTCATCTACGATTTTATCCCACAGTATCTCGATCATCTTGTCATAGTCGTTGATGACATCGTTCATACCTTTTGCGGCCAACTCGTCTTTGAGTTCGTCCATCATGTTTTGCAGGACCACTGCTGTACCCGGGCCTAGATCGCCTTCTAGAGCAGCGATTAGATCTTCTTCGTCTCCACGACTGGCGAGGGCATGCAGATCGATATCAATCTCGCTCATCATACCTTCTTCTATAGTGCCCATTGGTGCTACAGGAGCATCAGCTATGTCTTTTTCGATCTGGCTGATATCACCTTCCATGGTCTTGCGACCACATCCGGCCAGCTCAAGCATGCGACCCATGAAGTCCTCGCCAATGGGATCATAGTCCGTGGGCTCATCTACTGCGCCCATGGTACCAGGTGCTGTGGGTTCTTCTTCTGTGGGATCTTCACTCACTAATACGTCGTCTACGCTTTGTTCTTCATCGAGATCTTCCATGCTACAACCATAGGATTCCATGATACGGATCATCTCTTCGTCGGCCTGTATCACTACGGCATTTTTTCTTGTTTCAAGCACATAACTTTCTACCAGGCATTCCTCACGGAAGTTGATAGCGAAGTCATCGCCTGGCACTGGATTATCAATCCATTGCTCTGATTCGGTGATATAGTCTCGTAGACTCTTGGTCATGATTAGCCCTTGAATTGCTTGTAGAGATCGAACAAACGCTGTTCCTGTGCTTCGTCCACTTGCTCTTGACGATGTATGCCCATACGTGCAGGATCTCTGTTGAACGGAGCGCCAGTGGTCTGACCTGTGGTCTTGCGAGCGTTCAAGCCGCCTGATATTGTATTGACCATGGTATCTGTGTCGGCAAACTCTTCATCAGGAGCATTGGCCAGTTCTGTTTCTTCCAGGCTTTCGCAACCGCAAGGTGCTTGGCCACATGATGAGCAGGCTTCTTTGTACGCAGAACCAACACCAGCCATCTTGAGGATAGCGGCCAATTGTTCAGCATCATCATCTGTGGCATTGACTGTCAATGTTTTCTTTCCATCTTCGCCTACAGAAGCATTCATGCTGATTCCTTCTGTCAGCACTGCACTGAGTTTCTTTTCATAGCTTTCGGCGATCTGGCCTTCATAAACACCTTTGCCAAATATCATGCCACCTTTTTTGCCCTTAGGAGCTTCTGCGGCAGGAGCCACTGATCCGGCAACTGTAGTTTCTTCCACGGCTTCATCCTTCTTTTCTGGGAGACCTTTTTCTTTGGTCTTAGCAAACTTCTTGAGTTCACCTGCAGGCATCTTGGCCATCTCTTTGGAAGCACCGCGGAGTTCTGACTTGGGGATATTACCCTTCTTGGCTGCATAAGCGATACCAGCGGCAGCACGTTGTGCCTTGCTCACTGCTTTTTCAGCCATCATCTCTTCTTCGGGACGATTGGCAGCGAGATAATCACGTGCGGCATCGATATATTCTTGTGCCAGTGCGATCTTCTTCTGTACCCACTCAGGCAAGTTTTCATTATCGCCCACGATCTGATGTAGCTCCATGGCAGCATCAGCGATGGTGCGAGCTTGGCTCTTGGCCATTTCGCCTTCTTCATCGTACTCGTCTTTGTCGTAGTCTTCTTCAAGATCGCCTTCTTTGACTTTCTTCTTACGCACGTCTGTGACTCCGCGAGTACCGATCTTACGACCTGTTCCTTTAGGACGACCACGACCACGCTTGACTACTTCACCGTCGGCATCAACTTCTTCGGGACGGTCCACAGGTTCCAGTGTGGTCACACGACGGCCACGTGGTGTATCTTGGTAGCGTTTGCGGGTGCCATCTTTGAAGGTCACTGTGTAGTCATCGGGTTTGCCTTCTACATCAGCACCAATTGAACGATAAGCGGCTTTGCGATCCATGAAGTCTACAAAACCTTCTTCGATCACATCTTCGTTCATCATCTTTTCATCTTCTTCTTTGGTGACTTTGTAAGACTTGCCATCAACTCGAAATTCTTTAGCGCCAGAGGCACGAGCTTTGGCCAATTCACCAGAAAACTCGTTACCTTCTTCCATGTCAGCTTCGTCAATTGATTCCTTGGCACGCAGTTTGGCTAGCACAGCGCCTGCAACTTTTTCGCCTTTTTCTTTTGAACCATAACGCTTGGCGGCATCTTTAGCGATCTTCTCAAAGTTCTTACCTGGCTTGCCAATGTCTTTACCGGCACGAGCTGCCTTAGCTGAGTAACTTGCTTCATCCACTTCTTTGGCAGCATCTTTCATGGGCTCAGTTTTGTTACCGTCTTTGTCTAAATCGAGAAAGTCAGGTTTGGAACCTCGGCCTTCCAACAGGGTCATTTTGTTCAGTATGTCATACATGTTATTCATTGTCAAGTTCCTTATCTCGCTGAGCTCTGTGGTGTGGGGATTCGATTAGTACCGTTGATAGGACTCTTGGTGCCCATCGGAAAGTCATTAGTGGTCACCGCTGGAGGTGTCTTTCCGCCTGCCACTGTGAAATCACTCCGGTAAGCATTCTTGAGCACAGCATGATCCTCAGGAGCGGCAGAATAATCTTTCTTGAGATCGCGTTGCTCTTTGTCAGGTGCAGGAAAATCTGTGTCTGTAAGCAAGTTCTTGCTTTCTTTGTCCTGGCGCTCTCGCTCTGAATCCATCTTCTCAGCATACACTCGATCTTGGATGCAGATGCGATTGGGATCCAGTCCCAACAAATATGCGATCTGGGTGATCTGTGGAGGTGTGGCAGGATAGTTGAAAGTGACGTCCATGAACGTCATGCTCTCATTGTTATACTGCGGAAAGTCTGCCAGTGTTTTCTGCACTGGTGTGGTCTTGGGCGCGGTCATCTTGACTACGTCAAACTGCTTGAGCTTTTGCTCGAATCCTTTCATGAACTCGGGCGTGGTATCTCCGGCGATTTTGATGCGGTAATCAAAGGTTTTGCGCGATTCTGTCAGGTATTCTGCAAAAGTTTTCATATAAATCCCCTATATCCTATTTAGCACTATCTGGCTTCTTTGTTGTTTCACGTTGAGTGAGTCTGTTCAACAGTTCGTTGCGATCCAGCACCATTCCGGTGCCCGGAGTCATGGGTTGTTCATCTGCGGTTTGATCCAGTTTGGCTTTCTGTAACTGTAGCTGGATCATCTTGAGCTTTTTGTTCATCTTGGCTGTCTTGGCAGTGATGGCGTGTCCCAGCAAGGTAGACGCTACAGAGAATATCTCGGACGCATATCTCGAATCTACGTTCATGCCCAGATCCATGAGATTTTCAAAGTTCTCTGTGGCCTTGGCGGCTAGGTCGTCCATCTCTTGATCCGATGCTTCAAGCCCACGCACTGCTGGTAGGGCTTGCTCTATCTTGTCCAGTGCGACCAAGGTCTCTGGTAACACGGGCAGATTAGCTTCGATGTCATCCTGTGTTTCGGTAGCAGGTCCATGATCTGGCGCAGGATCTTCTATGCGATCTGGAAGATCAAACAGCTCTTCTAGTTTTTTTGTCATCCCGTATTTACCGGGTTATTTTGCACCGTTGCGGAAGATATCGTCTTCGGTTATCACCCGGAACTGTAGTCCTTGTCGGCGGCACCATTTGGTGGCGGCATCCCATTTGGCGTAATTTACAGCCACTATGGCCTTGTCTCGCTGGCTGGCTTTGCTTTCAATCACGCTCTGTTTTTTGGGCTTGATCTCTATCAGCTCGGTCATCACTTTGTTGTTTTTGGTACGATACTGGATCAGGAAGTCTGGAATGTAGTTGGTCATCTTGCCTGTGAGAGGATGACGATATGGTATCACTATGCTTTCGCTGGCCCACTGTATGATGTTGTCATTGCTGTCGCAGAAACGCATGAATGCATGTTCCCATCCTGAACGATACTTGGGTTTGCCTTTGCCTGCGTACTTTTGGGGATTGCGTACTTCAAAGAATCCCTGGGCGAAATTCCTGCTCATGGTAATACATTGCGAGCCGCATAGAAGTTAGGAGTGACTAATGCGGATATACCTAACAGGGTAGTGTTGCTCCGGAGATTGTTGAGATAGTAGCACAAGGTGGCCGTGAGCTGTATCTGGTCTTGTCCTTGTATCTCTGCCAAGAGCTCCAAGACCGGACGCTTGGTCTGTTCAGAGATTTGGAACAGAGTCACTGTGAAGTTTTTAGCTGCCAACTGATCCGCAAAAACTCTGCGGAAATAGCTTTCTACCACGTCGTATTCGTTGGCATTGACTTCGACTTCAAAGTTATAGAAGTTATTGAATATCCTGACTGTGGGATCTAGTTTAGGATCAACGTAGTTTACTGTGCTGGTCATCTCGGTACCTGTTGTGTAGCCGGACCTACGATGGTAGGTGTTGCGGATCTAGGTTGTGCTGGACTGGTCGTAGTGGGATTGTTTTGCACAGGAACTTTGGGAAAGAAGAATCCATCCGCGGCGTTGGCTGTCTGTCTCACTGCTCCAGGAAGCTCGCCACGTATCACGTCTTTGACCACGGCATTGGCTTCGTTCCGCACGATGCTCTGTAGATCTTTGCCTTTGAATGTCTGATAGGCTGTGCCAGCTTTCTGTATGGCTCCGATGATACCCAGCACCGATCCTGATTGCAGGTCGTTGACCACTCCACCGATGGTATCAATCAAGCCACCTTGACCTAATATACTAGAGGTGGTGCCTGGACGGCTCAGCGAACTGGGCACTGTATCATAACGATCTTCTTTGGCAAATCCTGTGACGATATTCTGTGCGTTCTTGGCATTCATCTTGCCTGAATAGTATTTCACCGTCTCATACCGCACGGTCATCTGATGTTCCATCAATCCTCCACCTTGGCTATAATCATATGTATCATGACGCCATTCAGTGATCATGGGATTGATCAGCACGTAAGCACAGAACTGATGCCCATCGGGCCCATTGGCCAAACCAAATATGGTTATGTCTCGGAAGAATGGAGGCTTGCCACCTGTGCTCGATGTTCCATCACTGTAGCTTTCGCCTACATAACCCCAGTCATTCACTGGACGATCGTCGTTATAGATATCTCTGCCATTGTAGCTGAGCTTGGGATCGCCACCGTTGCCGCTGGCTCCCATGCTACCTTGCGTGACAGGAACACCCCAGTACTGCTGTGTGGGATCTTTGTAGTAGTAAGCAAAGTAGTTGTACCACATGTTGCGGATGAGATCGTTGCCGTCGTCGTGGAATGTGAACTGGCAAGGATTATACTCAATCTTTTTCTGTATCAATCGCTTGCGATTGTACTGATTCATGGTTTCCACTTCCAGCTGATAGTTAGGCAGTTGCACTGTCTTGACCATGAGACCGATGTTTTTCTGATCCGTGGTGTCAAAAACTTCTCTCAGCTTAGGTATACCCCCTACCACATCAGTATTGAGATTGAAGTACACATGGAAAAGGAACTTATAACGAGGCGCCAGCTCATAACCGTTTGCACGGAAAGTCTTGCTGGCGTGTGTGTAGTCCTTTAGATAATCGCTTCCAAAGAACCCCTTTAGGAAGTCCGATCCGAAGGACATGGATTATCCTGTTATGACGTCGCCGAGCGTTCTACCAACGGTAGCACCAACACCAGAACCGATAGGTGTCTGGATGGCGTTGTCAAATCTCATGGTCATAGAGATCGTCACAGGTGCTGACTCTGAGTAGTTCAGATCATTGTAGTTCACTGAAGTGACGAAGCAACCATACAGTTCCCAAGTCTCAAGCACCACAGGAGTAGCGGCGCCATTGCCACCATCCAGTATCTCGCAACGAGTGACGAACTTGTAGTCGATACCAGAAGCGGCAGAAGCCTGCTCCATGAAGTCCAACTGCTTCTGCAGTTGTTCGCCAACCAGCTTGGCCACGTTGCCACCCGCGTCGTCGCGGAAGTTGACTGTGACAGATTCCCAGGTGTGCTTACCAGCCAGGAACAAACGGCTGTTATAGATGTCCACGGTCATCTCATCAAAAGTGACTGTGGGTCTTGCAAAATCGATGACTTGCTTGGTGAGTTCGGTCCGAGGTGTGCTAACGCCAAAGTTTTCAAATACCACTCGGAAGCGATATTTGAGCTTGGGCATCAGCAAGCCCTGATCTCGGGCGCTCTGATCGCTCGCCAACGGCACTGTCATTTTTGTTAGTGATGCTACGGACATATCGGTCTCCTAATATGCAATTATTTATCGAGTATGAGGCCAAAAAAAATGGGGTGTTGCCACCCCATTTTCGCCTTTAGCGGCATCGTTAGACAGCACTTGCTGTGGCAACTTCACCGGCAGCGATCTCACCTGTGTTCTTGATTCGCACAGGAATGTAGATGAACTCAACAGCTTTCACTGGTTCGATAGCGATATCGATCCACAGCTCGTTTCTGTCGATACGTGCTGGCGTGTTGTTTGATTCATCGCACACGACCAAGTAGTCGTATACACCGCGCTTGGCTACCAAGTCATTGAGCAGATTTGAAACCGCATTAGAAATCTCATTGCGGGTGATCTGATCGTTAGGCTCGAATATGTAAGTCTTGCCAATGGTTTCCAAACGAGCACGGAGGAATGCTACCAAGCGAGCTACGTTGATACGATCCAAGGCCGATGGTGTCGCGGCTTCAGTCTTATTACCGTAGTTGGTGATACCTGTGCCAGGTATGAACGTGATCGGATTGATCTTGTTTTCATACAGGGTGTCGCGGATGCTCTGGCGGATAGCAGTCTGGATGAACTGTCCGGTCTGTGCATCAACATAACCCAGTGCGAAAGCGTTGTCAACCACACCGCGGCGTGTACCAGCTGGTGCCAACCATGGGAATGATACTTCGTCGCTACGCAGGATGGTGCGGAGCATCATGTGGCTGGGAGGTTGCACCACTGTCTGACCTGAAAGATCTGTGGTCTGGCACGAAGGATAGAATGTGCCCATATATGCGTCTGCCGTGGTCAATCCATCTTCGCTGTCAACTCCGGTACCAAACGCATCTGTAGCCCAATCGATGATAGCATCGGGTGTGTCTGGCAGACGCATTGGTGTATCACCTATGACAAAAGCTGTCTGGCTGCGCTCGTTGTTGAGTGCTACCATATTAGGTATCAGCTCAGGGTAGTTAGGTGTAGCGATCAGATTGAACTGGCGCTGTTCTTCACGCAGATCTTGCTGTGTGTCGATTGCACTCTTCATCGCGGCCACTACCATGTTGCGCACGGCTTTGCGACCCATGTAAGGTGCGCCATCGCTCTTGAGACCCGATGCTGAGACCCAAGCATTTTTCTCTGTGGGCAGAGTCTCATCTGGGAAGTCAGTGGCATTGAAGTAGTCGACCTGGAAGCTCTTGACGTTGAATCCTGAGCGACGTAGGTTGAATCCCAACATACCTGCAGGATACAGGGCATAGTTAGGAGCATCTAGGTCCAAGTAATTGCTGGTCAGCAAGCTGGTAATCGTAGGAATTGGATCGGTGATTGGGTCTGTAGTTCCATTGGTAGCCCAGCGGAAGTCTGCAAACAGAACACCATTCTCTGTGGTCTGATCTGTGTTATCAATCAGTACCCATTGATCTTGACCGTCCACTGATTCCCAACGACGTATCACAGGATAGTTTTCAAGATCGGAACTGTCAATCCAAAGATCGCCATAAACTAGAGCTGTATCATCACTCTGGAGTGTAGGAGCAGTAGCAGAGATAATTGGACCTGCTGGATCTGTGTTGGCAAGGTTGAAACCACGCACATCGCTGGTCACTGTTTTATAACCTTTCCAGGCAGTACCGTCGTTGATCATGATATCTACTTGATCGATGGCACTGTAGTACCATAGACGACCTTCAGCAGGATCTTGGTCAGGTGCTGTATCGCTGGCTGTATAAGTCAAAGCGACCCAGTTTGACAGGATGTAGATATCTGTGTCAACTGAACCGTTGGTATAGCCATTACGAACACCATCGACATCTGTATTGATACCGGCATCAGATACAGGAGTACCCACTGTATCAGTAAGGATGATCACACCACCCTGGGTATGCTGGATCTGTATAGCACCGTCTGCTGTGACTGTGGCCGTAACAGGAGCACCGCTAGGGATCGCAGCCAAGAAAGCTGTGACAAAATCAGCGGCTCCCAATGTTCCAGCACCGGGCAATGTAGCAGTGACAGCGGAACTCAACGATGCTGAGTTGCGCACACTCCACTGGATGGTAAATGCTTCGCTGTTTGTAAATACCGGAGCGGTATCATCACCCAAGATAATGGTAGGACCAGTGGCCTGGCGCTCAAATATCTTGAGAGTGAATGTGTCATTTTCATTTACATCGTATTGAGCATAGGTGGTACCAGCTGTGATGTTACGACCGCCGCCTGCTGGATCTAGTGTGTAGTTTGCGCTCTGATCATTCTCATAAACAGGGCAGTTCTGCTGGACAAACAATGCCAGGGCAGAATCAAACTTTTTCACTACGAGATTGGTACCTTGATTGACGATGTTGGTCTTGTTCCAGACTGAACCAGTTGGATGTGGTTCTGAGCTGGTAGAACGCCATTGAGGTACTGTGTAGTTAGGACTCTGCTGGAGCACAGGTGCATAGTACAGACGGGCTGTGATGCCAATATCTGTCAGCAGTGTGCCTGTACCGTTTGTGATATCAAGGATACCGTTGCCGCTATCTGTTGATCCATCATTGGTACCGGCAGAATCCACATAAATCTCAAGTTTGCCATCTACGGCTTTGGCAGTGACACCTGCGATACCTGCACCGCCGTTTGCTGTATTGATAGCTGTGGCCATAGCTGAAACTGTAGTACCGCTGAGAGTAACTAATACATCGTTCAGGTAGATACTCTGGCCGGTGGTCAGTGTAGGATTGGTTTCTGTACCAATTACTGTGGGCCATGAATTTTTCCATGCATCGCTACCAATCAGCACCCAGGTGTTAGCATCCACTGCGGGATCGCTCACTGTATTACCAGGGCTCTTGAAGTATACAGGATTGCTGGCATTGGTAGCCACTACGCAGTAGTCTCCGATATTGCCAATAGAATCTTTAGGCACGCCACCATCAAGATCATCTGTGTCAGTGATCACGATAGGAGTCTTGGCAGTGAAAGCATTGGTAGTAAAGCTCCACTCAAAGATACCCCATACTGTTTCTGTGGTATCTAGCCAGAAAGTACCGTTGGCAGGATCGCCAGTGGGACGTGTGAGGCTGGCTGTGAGTTCGCTGAGATCGATATCGGCACGCTGGATATAGGCGCGATTAGAGATACCCATCACAGAGTAGGCTGCAAGCAGGCCATATTCGTTGAGCTCGTATCCGTTGATAGGAGCACCAGCAGTGGTACTGTAGAAGAACGGATTTCCAAAAGTGTTGACCAGATCTCGCTGGCTGGATATTAAATAGACTTTGCCGGCATTGGCTGCGGTTGTACCTGCAGCGACGCCTACTCCGCTACCCGAGATCTTGTTTTGCGCTGTGGCGATCAGGATATACGGAACCGAATTTGTTGGGGCTGGTAGATAATTACTTTCATCGATGATGGTAACTTCTACGCCTGGGGAAACTAGTGCCATGTGCTTGTTCCTTTAAAAAAGTGCTATTCATATTTAGCGATCGGTGCTAAAACCAGCCCAAGACCTTGCCCTTAGGTAAGGTTTTTGCTAAGTATCTGCATGAAAAGACCTTTGTGCCGAGCCTGTAATCGCAATCCTGCGGCCATAAATTGCCATAGAGGCGAGCGTGTTTACTATAGATCTCGATGCGACGCTTGTATCAGGAAAGGTCGCAAACAAAAAGCCGCTGTGCCCAGGTGGCAAGCCAGTGGCTATAAAAAAAAGATGGTGTGCGACCGTTGTGGGTTCCGGGCCCGTAGTTCAGCGCAGATGCTGATCTATCACATCAACGGTGATCTCAATGATTCTGAATTGCGCAACCTCAAGACTATCTGCTTGAACTGTTCAGTGGAAGTTATTCGAGAGGACTTGCCTTGGCGGCGCGGAGATCTTGAAGAAGATCGTTGATCTGTTTGTATAACTGATCCAGAGTTCCGTTGTTGTCCAGCACTAAGTCAAACTGGGTACCTACCCAGGCAGTTTCACTGGCATGTATACCTAGCTTTTCTACCTTGTCCTTGGCCAGCGCCCATTTCATATTGCGCTCTGGACCGCGGTTCATGCACACTGCATCATCATACCAATCGGGTTCTGGGCCACGTACTACACGGATCACTATGCCACCTTGGTTGCGGATAGCCTTGATCTCGTTGGGGAAACGGCAATCGGAGATCACGATATCGTCCTTGGAGTGCCGCAATTTGTTTTCCAAGCTGGCGATCCAGATATCATCGTGGAATCCTCTACGGCATACTTCTGTGCCCCATTGTTGCAGGATCCATCGCGGAGTGATTGCCATGTTTAGCCGTTTGCTCCACCATTCGTCTACCTGATCTCGCCATTCACGGCTTTGCTTGGTACGGCCTTCCAGCATCGTACGATCCCATCCAAACACAGCGGCGCAGGCATCTTTCAAGGTGTTAGCAAAGCTCTCTCTACGGAACTCGTGGATGTTTACTAGATAGTCAGCGATAGTGTCTTTGCCGCTGCCGATGAAACCGCATACTCCGATGATCATACTAACTCCTTGACTTTTAGGCTTTCGAGGCTGTCCCAAAGTAGATAGATCTGCCTGCGGCAGTCTTCCAACGCATGATGGCTGGCTGGATACTTGTTGAGGTTAGGACACAGACTATATACCGTGCGGGCATCACGTACCACGAAGAATTTCCAGGGCAATGGCATGCTGGCTTCTTTGTAGGCATGTTCTAGGATGTTGGCATCAAACGTGGGACCGTTGGCCCAGAATCGTTTGCTCTGCCAGATCAGCTTGCCTAGTTCTTCCAGTGCCTGTTGCAAGGGTATGCGATTGTCGACTCCAAACGCTTCTTCTTGTGCTTCCTTTGGCTGTGTGGCCCACCAGGCGATGGTGCCATCTTCTACTCGACGGTTAGGTTGGCTACCAGGATCGACGCGGGCATAATAACTTCTATAGTCATCAAACTCATGCCGCTCTAAGGGATTGAAACATTGTGCGGCTATGGTCAGGATACAGGCTTCGGGTCCTGTGCCACAAGTTTCGATGTCGATCATGATGTCCATGCGACTATTGTAGCACAGATTTTGAAAACTTCAAAGAGCTTTTGGTTAGCCGATTACAAATGTCAATGGCTGGCTGGCGTCCACATAGAGCTTGAGATCTTCTAAACAACGATCCAAAGCAGCCTGGCCTTCGGCTTTCATAGCCGCACCATTTAGGCTGGTGCCGCCTTGCGGGCCAGCGATACTAGCAAACTTTTCACGTGCTTCGCCGATAATCATCTTGACCACTGCAACCATACAGTCTCTGATCCATTGTTGGATTTGGAAATCGCTCAGCAACGTAATTTCGGGCTTGGTCTGATATACCCAAAGCAACACGGTTTCCCCAGATCCTTTGGGATCTCGGACGAACTGTATCTGTTTGGTCACAGGATTGTATGTATAATTCATGTATCCGCCAAACATACGAGCGGCTAGTTCCACGTATTGGGTATAAAAATCATACGTGGCCAGACCACCTGCTGAACTATAGTTCAACAGATAGGTATTCAGTGTAGCTGATGAGAACGGATCAAAGCTAGAGCTGTAAGGGCCTGTAGAGTTGCCAATGGTACGACGGAATACTTGGCGCACACTCTGCACTTCTTGTGGCAAGGTATAGACATTGACATCTTCTTGTAGTTCCAGGAACACATAACTTTCTTCAAAGGCGGCCTGGGCCCGCTGGCGATAGATACCTATGGTGCGCTGATAAGCGGCTTCAAAATGCGCAGGATCTGGCTCGATATCAATGATCTGATCACCCAGCATGAGCCGTACATATTCTATTAGGTTTTGTTTCGCTATCGCTAGTGTTGATGGATTTTGATCAGCCATTGGGGCACTCCTTGCCCCAGTATTTACCAAGTTTTCAGTATGATCAAGTTCTCATTGCCACGTCCATTGAACCGGATCTCCGTGGCTTTGATATCTTTGAAGAACTTACGGGCCGCTGGCTTTCCACTGCCTAACAAGGCCTTGAGTTGTTCAGCTGGTTTGCGCAGGGTCTTCTGTTGGCTATTAGCAGTATCAAAACCCACGATGCTGGAACCTTTCACGGAAAACGTTCCGATGTGCTGGTCTGCTACCACGTGTATCAGTTTGCGCTTTTTGGTATCATACAAGTAGGCTTCAGACGCACCCACTAGCTTGGCCGGAGATTCTGACGTGAGTTTTAGTTCAGCAAAGTCTTTCAAGAACTTGAACTTGCTGGCCAGTTTTTCGGGACTCACTGCTTTTTTAGCCCTGGGTTTGCGTTCCACTTTTTTGATCTGCACATAGTTGCCGCAGTCCGCGATCACTTGTTCGCAGAACTTGATGAGATTACGCAGTTGGATCTTAGAGAAGTTGCTGTATCCTTCGACCAGTTGTGCATCTTTGCCAGCAGTAGCCTCTTGCAGTTCGTCCATGCGCCGTTTCCAATCATCGGCGATCACTCCAACCATCTGCGGTGCTATATTCATACCACGCAACAGAACCATGGGTTTGTAGTCCGCACTCATCTTGGCTCCGGCCGCGATCATTTCATCAAACATGCCTTCGATCTCGCCGGCAGCTTCGGTCATCTTTTCGCGGAGTCGATCCTGGATGTTGGGTTTGACTGCTGCCGGCTCGTCTGTTTTTTCAACCACTTCTTTCACGGCTTTCACGGACCCGATATGCAGTTTGATCTGATCGTTCAGTTTGAGTTCTTCGTGCTCGTTGAGCTCTAGCCCCATGAGGCTCATGCGGGCCAGCCAGCCGTACACATTGGTGATAGTGCTTTCTGGCACACGAGCAAACTCCTTGGCTTCTTTGATACGATCATTACGGGTCAGCCAATCGATGATGAATTCTTTCACTTCTTTCTTGCCGTAATGATATCCGTACCAATGGAACGCCGCGCCTAGTCGGCTATTGCGATTTTCGCTTTCGGGTTGGGTACGCCATTCTGGTTCACTGCCAGTGTATTTGGTGTCTGGTGTGCGTGGGTTCAGTGCTTTTATCGGTTTGAGTGCGGCTGTTTTCATAGTGGCTCCTGGGTATGGTCCAATGTGTAATTATACGCTGTCCCGGGTTTTCTGGTCAACCTTGCCTAAAACCCCGCGATAAATAAAGGGAGAAACCAAAATCATGCCCAGACTCAGCCTTTATCGCCCAAATCGGCAAAATGACTATAAATTCCTGGACCGTACCATAGCAGAGATGTACCAAGTGGGCGGATTGGATATCTACGTCCACAAGTACCTAGGGCCTCAGCCCAGCAACGATGAGTCTAGCTCGCTTGAGTCGGGCAACGGTGATGCCACACAACCCAATTATTCCACGACCAATCCGCTGTTTATCGAAGATCTCTTGTTGCTGGAAAACCGCGATCGTGTGTATGATGACGACATATATCGCATGCGTGGCGTGTACAATCAGCAAGATCTAGACTTTGATCTCACGCAGTTTGGCCTGTTCCTGAATGCCGACACCTTGTTCATCACGTTCCACTACAACGACATGATCGACACCATCGGTCGTAAACTGATGTCAGGAGATGTGCTAGAGTTTCCCAATCTCAAAGATTACAATCCCTTGGATACCACCCTGCCCAAGGCCCTGCCAAAATACTATGTGATACAAGACGCTGCCTTCGCATCCGAAGGATTCAGCCAGACTTGGTTGCCGCACCTATGGCGTGTGAAAGCCACGCCTTTGGTCGGTGCGCAGGAATACAACGACATACTCAAGAAGCCATTTGCCACAGACAATATCTGGGATCCAGGCAACTACTACCCATCTGGATCTATCGTGCTGTCTGGTGACACTTATTATCGTGCTATACAAGATACTCCGGTTGGTACCGAGATCACTAATACCACATATTGGTCCGTGTACACTCCAGAAACCATACAGGAATCGATTGGCACTCGTACCAAAGACTACGAACTCAACGATGCCATACTCACGCAGGCCGAAGCCGAAGTTCCCCTGTCGGGCTACGACACGGTACGCTTCTATATCGTACCTACCACGCCAGATGGTCAACCAGCAGATCCGGCTACCACTACCGCCGATACTACGTTTGTGTTGGTCAGTAGCACCAATCCCAACGTATCAGATGGACAATCGGCTACCCCTACCGCAGATGGTTATACCAACGGATACCTCACAGGCGATGGCATAGCACCCAATGGACTGCCGGTCACTCCTGGCATCTCCTTCCCAGTGAACCCTGCAGAAGGAGATTATGCTCTGCGACTGGATTATTTCCCTAACCGCTTGTTCCGTTTCAACGGTGCACGCTGGGTCAAGATTGAAGATGCCGTGAGAACCAATCTCACACCAGGGCCCAATAACAATACCTTGCGTAGCACATTTGTCAACAATACATACACTGTGAACACACCGGATCAAGGCAACATACCCAGCCGCCAGAGTCTCAGCGAAATGCTCAAACCCAAGGCTGACAATGGCAACGATGGCGGAAACAAAACTGCCAATCCTTATCCCAACACACAACCAGGACAAAGGTCTAGCTGATGCACATTTATAAAATCACTAATTCAGTCAATGGTAAAATTTACATTGGACAGACCGTACAAAAGAATCCTATGATGAGATGGTATGGGCACACCGCTTGTGCTCGTAAAGGTAAGCACAGCCACCTCTACAATAGCATGCGGAAATACGGCATAGAGAACTTTGTTTGGCAAGTTATCGATACAGCAAACTGTTTAGATGAGCTCAATGCTAAAGAAAAGTATTGGTTAGACTTTCATCGAGCAGAATCGGACGTATACAATGCTCGTGAAGCAGGTAACAACAAGACACATTCTCAAGACAGTATTGAAAAAATGCGAGAGAGTCAAAGACAAGCACATGCCCGACGACGCGAACTGGGTATCGATACCTGGATACGTAGAGATGGAGGTGCTATGAAAGGCAAATCGCATCCTAGAAAAGGAACGAGCGGTCTTTGGAGCATGCCAGACTCTGGAAAAGAAAAACTTAGAAAAATACAGTTAGAGTGTAGTGGAACTCGCGGAAAGACCTGGAAAAAAATAAATGGCAAACGAGTCTATTCGGAGAAAACATAATGGTTCAATATTTTTATGACGAACAAATAAGACGTTTCCTGCTACAGTTCACTAGGATATTCTCTAACTTCCAGGTAGAATACGGTCGTGATGATTCCGGTACCAAAGGCTTGTTGCGTGTGCCCATACGCTATGGAGATGCCACGCGGCAAGCACAAACTGTGTTGCAGAACAATTCAGCCAACAGCCTACCGAGCACACCTCTGATGACGTTTTACATCACTGCGCTAGAATACGCACGTGATCGTGTGCAAGAACCTTATTTCGTGGACAAGACACCAGTGCGCCAGCGTTACTATGACGAGCAGACCGAAACCTATGAGACTACGCAAGGCAATGCGTTTACCATTGAACGTATCATGCCTGTGCCTTACAATCTCACCATACAGTTGGATATCTGGACATCAAATACCAATCAAAAACTGCAACTGCTGGAACAGATACTCACTCTGTTCAATCCCAGCCTAGAGATACAGAGCACCGACAACTATCTGGACTGGACCAGCCTCAGCGTGGTAGAACTAGAATCTACTACTTGGACCAGCCGTACCATACCCATGGGAACAGAAGATCCCATAGATATCTCTAGCTTGAGATTTGTGCTGCCTATCTGGATATCACCTCCGGTCAAAGTCAAGAAACTGGGCGTGGTACAGAAGATCGTGGCATCTCTCTACGACTCGTCAGGTGATTACAACGATGCGATCTATGACAATGATCTCCTGCTGGGCACACGACAGAAATTCACACCCTACAACTATCAAGTCCTGCTGATAGGCAATCAATTACAAGTGCTACAGCCCAGTGCTGTGGTTGAAGGACGTTATGGCATAGAGCCACCAGAAAGTCCTCCCAGCAATCTCATGTGGCACGCCGTGGTCAATGAGTTTGGAGCCTTGCGAGATGGTATCAGCCAAATCAGACTAGACAATCCTTATGATGGTACCATTATAGTGGGCACTGTGGCCTATCACCCATCGGATGATCGTTTCCTGCTGTTCACTGTAGACGAAGATACCATACCACAGAATACCATGCCTCCGGTAGATGCCATAGTTGATCCAGAACGCAATGGACCTGGAGCAGGTTTGCCCGCGGCCGCCGCAGGACAGAGATATCTATTCGTGGGCGATACTGGTGCCGCAGACTACAACAGTGGTGCTGAAGCTTGGACTGGCACGGATGGATCTATACTGTCAGCACGTGCTAACGACATAGTGCAATACGATGGTGTGAGATGGAACATCAGTTTTGATAGTTCCAATGTCAGTGATGTACAATACATCACCAATCTCACCACCGGTATACAGTATCGTTGGGCGGCAGGAGAATGGCTCAAGAGCTATGAAGGATTGTATCCTTCAGGAGAATGGAGTCTGGTACTTTGAATGCAGTAGGTGTTTGGTTCTACAGTGTGAGTACCGATCGATATCTCTACTTGTTGAGAAATGACGATCGCAATCCTGGAACCTGGGGCTTGCCCGGAGGCAAATGCCACCGCAATGAAACTTTGCTGGATGCCATACGCAGAGAATGCCAAGAAGAGCTAGGTACCTGGCCCGAAACGATCAAACTGGTACCCATAGAAAAATTTACCAGTGCCGACGGTAAATTTGCTTATCATACTTTTTTCTGTTCGGTGGCCACGGAGTTCCGACCAGATCTAAATGAGGAACATCTTGGCTATGCCTGGATCGATTCCGACACGCTGCCTAGACCTTTGCATCCCGGCTTATGGTCTACGGTAAACTTTGAAGAGATACGACAGAAAATTGAGCTGGCCCAGCGCCAGTATCAAACGTCGCAGTAAGAAATAAACTTCTGATAATCCCAGGTCTCTACGTTGCGATTATGGAGCCACATGTCGTGTGGCCGTGCTCCGTCTGTGATCAGGCGGAATTGAGTTCCGGTGTAGGCTGCAAATACCTGATTGAGATCCGAGATGCGTTGCGGACTGGGCGCTTGATTGGCATTCAACCCATCCACACCAACTAGGAATATCTCTTTGTGTCCATCAAACGCGGCGAGATATGTGGCTTGCGCTATGGGATCTAGTCTCACACCATAGGGTATGATAAAGAATTCTCCAGGCATGGCTAGACAATTTTTCACCCTGGTATAGACCACTGAGTTTTCTGTGTATTTCTCTGCGATCATGTCGCGGAGTTCATTGGCATCATTTTCCACACAGAAGTCTAGACGCATCACACGCCATACTCCATCAGCACCATAAGTCTGTAGTTTTTTCTTGCCCAGCAATCCGCCACGATGCCGTGGTAATGTCCGGATCACGTCTGCACGGGCACTGGGCCCGGCACCAATGATCACAGCACGTCCGGATATATGTTGATTGACGATGGGATTTTCAATGTATTCTCGCCGCTGTATCTTTTTGCCACCTCGGAACACTGTGTCCAGCACCACGAATTCACCTTCGTAGTCTGTGCGAAATCTTGCGTTGATCATAGTCGTCCGACTAGAACTTCAATTACTCCCTCTTGATCGCTATCGTAATCTTGGAGAGCTTTGCCTACTACCACGCCCGGAACGTATTTTTCTACAGGCAGTCTGGTTGCTACACCAGGAATATCACTAGAACACAACAGATCGCCTTTTGCGATCGTTCCTTTGACACGGCACGGCACACGCCCGATCAGCGCAACTACCACGGTATGTTGATCTTCCAACCCACTGTTCATGATAAATGCTGGATTAGTGGATACTATTCCGCAAATTTTTGAAGAAGCAAAATTTTGGCTAGCTTGCACTTCAGCTGAGCCACTAATTTCTAACACAGTACCGCAAGGATAGTCTTGATCTGCTGTGTACTTTTCTGCCACGTCGGCGTATTGTGCCGAAGTAGCTTTGACAAAAGCTGTATTGAAATACGTTGAAGAATTGCCAATATTGCCTACTCCGTTGCTATTACCATTTCGTATACCATTTACTATTGCTAAATCATCAAGAGATTTATTTGTAATAGTTTGCACAGCAGTAGCGCCTACTAAAGCAAATCCGCCAGGAGTAGAACCATCATGCACCCGGATCGTGTCAAGATCAGTGTCTATACTAAGCTCGCCAGCCGATCCGGTGAACGAGTTGTTTTGTGCTGTGGTTCCTCTACGGAACTGTAAAACGGTTGGCATCGAATTCTCCTGTTGGTATATTTATTAGGTTAGTACACCAAGATCTACCGGCTCTAACACTTCGCCACCTGGGTCCATCATGCTATAGACTTCGCCTAGGTTCACACCAAATGCGTCTGTGGCTGATGTTTCAAAAGGAACTTCTTGTGAAGTTTGCACAAAGTTATAACTGAGATCAAAATTGCCAGTGGATCCTGGAACCGGCGAAACTGTGCTATTAGGATAACTTGTGGCCGAACTTCCACCGCCCCCGCCACTTTGATCTACCCAAGTCAGTGTACCTGCACCGTTAGTGCTTAGTACCTGATCAGCATTACCGTATCCAGTAGGCAATGTCAGTACATAATCACCTGTGAGTGCGTTTGGTGCCCGTAAAGAAATAAAATTGCTATTGTCGGTATCGTAAAATTTGACTTGTTGTCTTGACTGAACTACAATATTGCCACTGGCTATCAATGTAGATCCGCTGACGTTGCCAGTAGCAACTATTTGACCTGCTGTGTCTAGATTGCCACCTGTGACATTAGCGGTAACTGTGAGTGATGACAAGGTGCCAACTGAAGTGATGTTAGGTTGTGCGGCAGTTGTAAGTGTGCCTGCTACATTGGTAAATGTTCCTGTGGTGCCAGAAATATTGCCTGTGTCAACATTGCCAGTGAATGAACCGGTGGCTGCTTCTAATCCACCAACAACAAAGTTACCGTAAGAGTTGACTGTGACTATCTCGTTTGACAGCGTGACATCTAGGGCAGCTATGAGTTTGTCAGCAGAGTTGTCATAACCAATAAACGCGGATTTTTCTGCGTCAGTGTAATACCACAGTTGTTCGCCACGATCTTTGCCATCATCCGACGTGAGAGGTGCATTGTTCTCCCCACGGCCTAGACCAATGATAGGATCTTGCACATTGAGGTCAGTGATGTTGACGTAGACAGTATTGCCATTCACTGTGAGATCACCACCAATTATGGCATTGCCAGAAGTGGTCAGAGTAGAAGATTCTACAGCACCAGCCGTGAGCAAATTACCACCTGTGATATTGCCAGTGGCTTGGAGATTTCCTGATTGCGAGAAACTGGCAATCAGATTGCTACCATTATTGCCGTAGATATCCCATGATTTCACGGTGTTTGCTAATTGTGTGACAAAAAAGTTGAACAGCCCACTAAAATAGAACTCTACGTCGTCGCTGGATCCAAACCGTAGATCCACGCTGTCGGCGAGATCCACGGCCGTGGTGGCTATGACGTTGCCACCGGTGATGTTGCCTGTGGCCGTGACTTGGCCAGCCGTGGTAAGATTTCCGCCCGTGACATTGCCCGTGGCATCCACGCGGCCAGCCGTGGTAAGATTTCCACCAGTGACATTGCCAGTGGCAGTAAAGGCGCCGGTGGTACGAACAAATGTGAATCTGGTAGGATCGCCTACAGTGCCATCATCACGGATAACCAGATTGCCAGTATTGAGATCCATCCGGTTGTCACCGCCGGCGGTGTGATACATCTCCCAGTCATCACTGGTACCGAATCTCAGGATGTCATCGTCTGCTAAGTCTATGGCGACAGTGGCATTGAGCGTGCCTACTGTGATAGTGCTGGCACTGATCGTGGTGATGGCACCTATACTCACTGTCAATGTGTTGGTGCTGGGATTGAATGTGATACCAGTGGCGTCAGAATACACGGACCTAGGTGCATTGGCTGTGCCCGAAGGACTGAGATAGGGTATGTTGTAAGTGACATTATCGTCAGGCGATTCTGTGACGTAGACATAGTTAGCGACGTTGGCAGTACCCGCGAGATTGCCTGTGATTGTTCCAGTGGTAATGAGATTACCGCCTGTAATGTTACCAGTGACTTCTAACAATCCACCGGCATAGATATTGCCGGCCACTCCCAGGCCGCCTGCCGAAGTGATCGCACCTGTTGTGGTGCTGGTTGCAGGTTCTGTGTTTCCGGCACTGACAAAACCAAACGCACCCAATGCGTTGTCAGCATCGCTACCCGACAGGATAAATTCAGCGCCATCTGGTCCTGTGAGTATGAGACTGCCTGTGACGAGATCGGCAGAGATCGTGGCACCACCGATATCAATGGTGTTGGCTGCTAGGAATATCTCATTCCATCGTTGTGTAGGACTACCAAGATTGTATGTGACGTTAGCCGATGGCAATAGATTACCAGTAAATGTCGATCCGCCATTGACTGTAAGCGTGCCTACATTGGCCTGGCCTGCTGTATCAATATTGCCACCTGTGATGTTGCCGGTACCGGTGATGGTTCCTGCGGTACTGACATTGCCGCCTGTGATGTTGCCGGTGACGTCAAGAGTTCCGGTGAAGCTAGGGCTCTGACTTACTTCAAACGTGATAGTATCGGATGTAGCGTTACCAGTTATGATGAGATTGTTGGCAGGAGTGAACGTGACTGTGTCACCTACTATGTCTGCCAACACCGCGGTACCGTTGGCATAGATGTTGCCAAAAGCAAACGCTGAATTCTGTTCAAATACTAAAGCAGTGGTGCCGATTACTATGGGGTCGTTGGTCGTGAGTTTCCACTGTGTGTCTTTGTACACCTCACCCTCAGTGACCATCACGATCATGCCAGCATCTATTTCGCCGGTTTCGTTACCGTCTACTGATCTAATCCAAGTACCATTGCTGCCAGTGCCTAACACACTGACTTGGTAGAGACCGTTTTGAGATCCTGTGCTCTGTCCTGCCACTAGTATTCGATCGCCGGCAGACAGAGATACTCCATCAACAGAGCTAGGTGCGCCACCCGTGATCGTGACGTCGGTGGTTGTTATTACTCTGACAGATTGTTTGTAATCTAAGTCAAAGATCTGATAAGCACGAGGTCTAGTAAGTCCCATTTATTTTCCAGAAGTTATGCATATTTATGGAAAAAAATAGGGCCAATCAGGGCCCTATTTTCTGCGAGCTGTACAGGATTAGACCCGTCCTACAACGACCTCTATCACCCCGTCTGCACCGTCAAAGTCTGCGAGAGCTTTACCAATCACAGTACCAACTCGGGCATCGTTGTTAGCACGGCCACGACCGTCGCCTGTTGACACTATGAGGTCTCCTTTGCGGACAGTTCCGGTCACTCGACAGGGCACACGACCTTGCAGAGCTACTGCTACCACGTTGTCGCCGGTCTGGCCTGAGTTCATCAAGTAGCTGGGGTTGGTAGATACCACGCCTGCTACACGGGTGCAATCTGCTTGGCTACACAATGTGACTTCTTTAGCGCCACCAAAGCACAGTACTGTGCCAGGTTCGTAGGCAGCATCTGCTTCGTACATCTCTGCCAAGTCAGCGTACTGTGCTGATGTGGCTTTGGCAAATATGGTATTGAAGTAGCTAGAAGATGTACCAATATTACCAACGCCGTTGGACAGTAGATTGTCAATACCGTTTGCATTGAAGTTTACTATACCGGCGCCGCCCACGTTGACGTTGACATTACCATTACTGGTTGCGCAACTGACATTAGATGTTCCATTGGCAATAGTTGTGGTATCCACGTTGTTGGAACTCAGCGTACCTGGTGTTGTACCATCTGGACCGTAGAACGCCAAAGTGTTGCCAGTTTCGTTCTTGAGGATGATGTTGCCTAGAGTGATTGATCCACCTGCCAGGAACAATTCATTGAATCTATTAGTGTCACTACCAAGATTGAATGCCACATTAGATGTGGGTGTGACATTACCAGTGATATAAACATTTGAACTGGTATCTTCAACTTCAATAATAGCATTACCTGTAGAGTTAGAGATGGCTTTGACTGTGACTGTAGTGGTAATCTCACGTACCTCGATCACGTCTTGGCTCAGCGGAGCTTCTGTGAATGTCATCACGTTGCCAGAAACAGCATAAGCTACAACAGGAATCTGTACCACACCGTTGATTGAAACGATACACGAGTCTGTGGTCTGATCAGAACCCAGTGTGAATGCCACTGTGGATCCATCTCCGTTGAACACTTCACTGTCAATAACTGTAAACACCGTACCAGCTGATACCCACGAGTCTGCGTCATAGAATTCCAGGCTGTCTAGTGTGGTATTGAATCGAACCATACCTGTGACACCTGAAGGACGTGTGGCCGAATTACCCACAGGTACCAAGATTGAACTATTGGTATTGAACGCTACGATAGCACCTGTGGTCTGCGTGGCATTACCAAAGCTAGCCGTCTCTGTGCCAGCATCGATGTAGAAGATGTTGGCATTAGTATCACCGTTGACGGCAAAGTCTACATCGCTGGAATCTTGGTTGATCACCAATGTTCCTGTGCCCTGGATACCTTCGTTGGTAACAAATACATTGGCTACAGCGTCGCCTACACCAATATTGCCGTTGAGTAGTTGTACATTGGTGCCATTATAGGTAAGATTAGCATCTGTTTGTACTTCTTTGTCTGCTGTCAAATATAATACTGCGCTGGCTGTTTCATCTGGCAGTACGATGTTGGCCGAAGGATCAACCACGATGTTACCAGTGCTCGAGCCAATAGTGTTGTCAGCTATAGTAATGTTGTCAATATTGACTACACCAGTACCGTTTGGTGTGATATCTACATTACCGTCGGAACTCGATGTGATTGTGAGGTTTGCATCGGATGTGATACTGGTACCATCGATCGTGAAATTATCAATGATCATCTGGCCTTGCAGATTAGCATTTGTACCATCAAATGTAAAGTTAGCAGAATCTACTAGATAACTATCGGCACCTACATATACTACACGATTAGCAGTAAGCGATGTAGCTTGTACATTAGCGCCGCTGACTAGATTGCTGGTAACTAGATTTCCACCAGTGATGTTTCCAGTAGCATCAATCACTCCTGTGACTGAAAGATTACCGAGTTCCAAATTGCCTGTGATTTCTACGTTGCCAATCACGGCACCTGCACTGTTTAGATTGCCGCAATCAACATTGCCAACAAACACAGCAGATTCGCCGTAGACGTTGCCAACTTCCAGTGTACCGTAAGCGTTGATACCAACTACGTCATTGCCTGTGAAATAAGCATCATTGGCAATGACCATATTGCCGGTTGAGTTGTCCCAACCCATAAATGCGTTGCCAAGACCAGTGGTATAGTATTCCATGAATACACCACGATCTTTACCGTCGTTTACTGTGAGAGGCGCTCCGTTGGGTCCTGTACCAAGTATGATGATAGGATCTTCAACACGCAAGTCGTCAATGTTGATGTATGTGATGTTGCCTTGTACTACAAGGTTGCCACCAATCAAGGCATTGCCTGTGGTTTCTAGTGTACCGGTCTGTACTACACCTGTGGTTATGATATTTCCACCGGTAATATTGCCTACAGCATCAATTGTTGTTCCTGCAGTAATAGCGTTAGAGGCATTGAGGTTATCGCCATCAATATTGCCAACTGCTACGATTGTAGTTCCGGCTGTGATTCCATTACCAATATCAAGATTTGCACCTGTGATATTGCCTGTTGCGATAATCTGACCACCAGTGTCAATGTTTCCACCTGTGATATTGCCTGTGGCAACAATAGTAGTGCCAGCTGTGATAGCATCAACGATAGCCAAATTAGCACCGGAGATATTACCTGTGGCGTTGACTTCGTCTGTTACTGTCAGTGTGTTGCCAATCGTGACATCATCGGGCAGGCCAAATGTCACTGACAGGTTGCCAACAACAACATCAACTTCGTTGGCTGTTCCCAGCATCTGTACTGTATCGCCATCGGCCACTGTTGTGGTGTTTGTAGCGTCATCTTCTAGTGTAAAGATCGAGCTCAGTGATGAGTCAACATAATTTTTTGTGGCGACGTCTTGTGCGCCAACAGGATCTGCTACGTTTGACAGATTGATAAGATTGAAATCTGTGGTAGAACCGGCACCTACGATAATAACTTTGTTGGCTTCAACTTCAAGATTGCCCATCGTGGTATTACCAATTAGGGTGGAAGTACCGTTGGCCTGGAAGGTACCATTAGCTACGATGTTGTTGGCTTTGAAGTCTGCGAAGCTGGAGATAGTGACTGTAGTGTTTGTGACTAGATCTGTGGTAAATGCAGTGACAAAAGTATCTGCTGATTCGTCCCAGATAAAAGTTATGTTGTCTTCGTCTCCACGTTCACCAATGAAACCAATGTCTAGTGCGGGTGTGCCAGTTTGCTCCGATGCCAGGATGAAGATTGGATCTTCAACAACCAGGTTCGTGGTATCAATCTGAGTGGTATTACCTTGTACTGTAAGGTTGCCCGTGATAGTAAGGCTGGAGTTGTAGGTAAGATCATTCGCGATCTTAGCTGACGTGATAGAGTAGTCCTGCAGTTTAGAGGCTGCGTTTACACCTACGTAGATATTACCGGCTGACGCATCGGTAATCTGGTTATTCTTGATTCTGGTAATGGCCATTTTTCACTGGTCTCCGCTTATGATTATATTTACCAGTGGGGCTAATTTTTGTTTCTATGCGGATATATTTGCGCCTAGGCTCACACGCTTCCAAGCCCCGCCGCTGTAGACCGCTAGACAAGGATTTCCTGAATCTCCGTTAGAGACATAGATGATCTGGCCGGCTGCAGGTGTGGTGATATTGGCTGCTGATGCTACGGTATAACTGGGCAGTTGCAGGCTATCGCAAGTAGCGATGTTGGCCACTCCAGGATCAGTCACCGTGATTTCTGCATTGCCTGACAGGTTCGTGATGGAATTTACATAAGTCACTGCCGCAGTAAATCGCACATCTATAGTATCAGAAATCTGAGGTGCTTCAGCAAATGTTATGGAATTGCCTGTCACAGTATAGGCTACTCCAGGCTGTTGGACCACACCGTTTGTGGCCACGATGATAGCTGCCGCTGTGGTGCTTTCATCAAGGGTGAAAGTAGCTGTGGATCCATCTCCGTTGATGGTTTGATTGGTTATTGAAACAAAGTCGCTGCCCACTACTTCCCACTGTGCTCCATCCCATACTTCTACCTGCGTGATAGCTGTGTTGAAACGCATGGCACCAGTTTCAGGGCTAGAAGGACGCTGTGCTGTATTACCCACCGGTATCGTAAGGCTCGTAGTGCTCACAAAACTGGTAATTCCATCCCCGTCAATCGTGAAAACTAGATTACCGTCGTTGGCTGTGGAGATGCCAAGATTAGCATCGCTTGATATATCTGTTCCATCTATGCGAACATTGTCGATGTTAGCTGACCCAATCAATACTAAATCAGACCCATCAAATGTGAGATTGGCATCAGTGATTACCAACCCTGTTGCATCTGTAAACAGTAAGCTGTCGGGATCTGTGCTAGTGATCTCTAGATTAGCAGTTGAAGTCAGCGCATTGCTGATGACGTTGCCGCCTGTGATGTTTCCCGTAGCACTGATAGTATTGCTGACACTGACGTTGTTTCCTTCAAACAATTCGACCACAGTGAGATTGTTTACTACAAGATTTCCAGAAATTTCAACATTGCCAATCACTGCGCCATCAGAAATAATGTTGCCGCCTTGGATATTACCCGTAGCAGTGATATTACCACTGGTATTGATGTTACCAGCATTGACATTGGCAGAAATATTTGCTGTACCAGTTAGGACCAATACATTACCATCAAACTCTAAATTTGAACTGGTGGAAATATTTTTATCGGCATCTGTATAGAGCACTGCATTGGCTACAGTAGAATCAATCACAAGATTACCAACACTGGTATTCCCTGTGATCGTAGCAGTCAGGCCTTCTATTGCAGAATTTGATATGAGATTACCACCAGTGATATTTCCGGTGGCACTGATAGTGTTGCTGATACTGACATTGTTGCCTTGCAATAATTCAACCACTGTGAGATTATTCACAGTAAGATTACCTGAAATTTCAACATTACCAATAACAGCACCATCAGATATGATATTACCACCTTCAATATTTCCGATGGCTGTGATATTTCCAGAAGATGTTATGTTGGCGGCATCTACATTGCCAACCACGGTAATGGTATTGCCAATGGTGACGTCATCTGGCAATCCAAATGTCACTGATAGGTTGCCAACTACCACATCCACTTCATTGGCTGTGCCCAACATCTGCACAGTATCGCCATCGGCCACTGTTGTGGTGTTGAGGGCATCGTCTTCAAAGGTAAAGATTGAGCTCAGTGCAGTATCCACATAATTTTTTGTGGCTGCATCTTGCGCCTGTACTGGATCTGCTAGATCATTGATGTTTACATTGGAAACTAGAATGTTTCCTGTGGGAGAGATCGTGATGTCTCCTGCGCCGCTTACAGTATCAATGTCAATGGTGATATTGCCAGCTAAGAGATTTCCGTTGACTGTGAGATCATGTGTAGTATCCGATGTGTTGATACCCACGCGATCGTTGGTCACGTCAAAGTAAGCCAGATTGCCTTGTATGCTTAGATTGGCCCCTCTCTGCAGATTGTCCTGCAGGATGTTGCCGGAAACTCGTGCTATTGCCATCGATCACCCTTTAGTAGAGTATTTATAGGGTCTAGCTGGCTATGGTAGAACCAAGATTGTGTATGATGTTGATGGGTTCGCCCACTGGTGGTGCGGAAGTAAATGTGATGTCTATGTTGCTTATACCAGTGATAGAATAGGTTGTAGTGGGTTGCTGATAGATTGATCCCACAAATACGATAACTTGTTCGGCATCTGTGGCTTCTACGCTCATAGTAAATGTCAGGGTAGAACCATCACCAGTAAAGGAATCTACTACGATGTCTACTTCGCCGGCTATGCCTACAGGTTTGAACACTGTACCATTGAAAAATTCCAATGTGCCTAGTTCTGTGTTATAACGAAAACTGCCAAAAACCGGTGCGGCTGGACGATCCGCCGAATCCCCCGCAGGTACTACCATGCTGGTACTACCGCTGACGAACTTGCGATTTTTGACAAAATAACCCATTGTTAGATTGAAGTATAACTTACAACAGCATTCACAGCATTGTCTGCGGATGCATCTACCACTATGGCATCACCGTTGCCGAGCAGGAGTTTTTCGCTGGCAGCATAGAACTGATAGGTATCTTTGGTAGTGATATCGAGCTCACTCAACGTAACATTGAGATTGCTGGCTGTATCACCTGACGGTACTACGTATAAGTTAGCAGTGACGTTGCTTGCTGAGTAGTTTGTAAGACTCAGGAACGTCACGGCAGTGTTGCCATTGCTGACATATACGTTGGCTGCCGATGTTGTTACGTTTCCTAGTGCGATTGGCATTTTAGTTCCTCAAAATATTATA